CCGGTATCTGATGCCGCAAAACGTGCCTGGAGGGACGCCCCGGCAATGCCGGGAGGCCCGTTGAAGGTCGTCGTCGGGTTAGGCGCGTAGTCCGTGCGCTGAGACGGGCCAGTCGGGATGTTCAGCCCAAAATACAGGTTCGTGACGATTCTGGATGCCGTGCAGGCATAGGTCTCGACCTCGCCCGTCACATTGCACAGAAGGTTGATCTCTCCGTTCTTGTGCATCGTGGCGAGCCAGTTCAGTTCGCCGGAATCGTCACAGTCATAGACCATGTTGACGTTGGCCCAGACGTTCGGCAGGACGCCGCCCGTAATGATGCCCCGCGCCGTATTGGCAAGCGGCAGATGGCCCAGCATCAGCCCGTAATGGCGCGGGATAAGCCCCTGGTTCAGGCCATGTTGATTGAAGAATTGACCGTTATAGACCGCAAGTTCCTGGATGTTTCCGGCGAACTGGCTGGACGGCGCCGAGCTCGATCGCGATCCGACTGTCACCTTCTGCGTAGTCGTGGTCGATCCTGCCGAGAGCGTGTCATGCAATACCGTTGCCGAAACGAAAGCGCCATTGACGTACATCGATACGCCAGAGGCAGCAGAAGTGCCGCTATATTGGAATACGACGTGATAGACGTTCCCGGCTGAGATGACAGCCGAGGAACTGAGAACCTGGATCACAGCAGACGGAAAGGCACTCGACAGGATGAACTGAAGCTGGCCCCCTGTGACCGATACCTCCCAGCCGGTGAATGCGCCGCTCGCATCGATATTGCCGACGATGATTTGCTCACCGGTCGTGTTGGTCATTTTGATGATGCACTCGACCGCCCATGGTGCCGTGCGGGCAAAGTTCAGTGCGGAGATCGAAGCGCCCGTCTGGGCATAGCCAGTCGATCCGTTGAACAGCGCCGACGTGTCTGCCGATCCCGTGACCAGCGATGTTGAGCCGGTCGTGATTGTGCCGTTCTTGACGAGAGAATTGCCGCCCGCTGAGGAGTCGACATAGGTCGTCACCCCAGCCGCATCCGTGAATCGCCAATAGGCGAGCAACGTTGGTTGCTGCGCTGGCAGTGACAGCACATCGGCAGAATAGTTGCTCACGGGAAATAGCCCTTAGGAAAGTACCCGGTCGCAAAGTACCCGGACGGGAAGAACGAATCCGCACCTGGAGGCGGGGGCGGCGGAGGCGGTGGGGGCGGCGGCGAGGGTGAGATCGAGGCCGAGCCGATATAGGCAACCCCGATCGCCGGATAGCCCATGCCGGTGTTGATCGGGTTGATGGTCATTGGATGACCTGGAACTTGAGCGTGCCGCTGGTATAGGCTGAGATCGTGCAGCGGATCGCCGACACCCGACCAAGCAAGCTGCCATTGGCCGAAGCCGTGAGTGCTGACAAGCCATCAAATGCATTCCAGATGCCCGATGTGCTCGGTGCCGGATCGCCCGTGACCTCAACCGTGTATGTGAGGCTGGCCCCCGTCGAGAGATTGACGATGATGCCGGGATAGAGCGTCTGAATGTTGGGCAGGCCCCTTGGCGCTTCCAGGATCATCACTGGCGGCGTAGAGCCAACGCCTGTCAGGGTGAGTGTGCTTGTCGGCATGGTCTACCCCAACCTATTGCTGAACGATCTTGACGAAGTTCGTAACCAGCGTTCCATTCGCGATATCCCCGCTGAACTGAATGCCCTGGCCAGAGCACGAGCCCGCCGTCGCCTTCTGCGGATCGAAGCTGAAATTCCCGTAATCGATCCAGCCTGACGTGCCGGATGTCTGGTTGATCGCAGTCTGCGCATGAGCGCCTGTGTGATCGGTGATCGTCACGCTCGCGCTGGAATTGAGGCCCGTGGCATAGTCCTGCCAGATCTGCACGTCATAGGTCGCCGCCTTGACGATCGAGGGAATGAAGCAGGCAACGCAGCCGGAAGCCCCGGCAGATGCAGCCATGCACGCCCGGCCTGGCTGGGCGAGGCTGTTGCCTAAATTGACGGTCGGAGGCGTCGTGCCGCTGGTGAATGTTCCGGCCTGCGTGACGTAGCCGCCGCCTTTGCTGACTGGAATGATCGTGGTCAGGGCATCAGAGGGTGTGTGATAGAGCAAGCCGCCGCCCTGCTTCACCTGCAGAGCCCTCAGAAGGCACGCCGTTGTGCCCGCTGCGGTACCCTGGATGGCGACATTGAACGTGGAGCCGTCGCAGACGCCGCCCGAGGATTTGAAGGTAAAGACGCTGCCTCCGGTGCCAGGCCATGTCAGCGTGTCCGTGTCGGTTGGATTGCTGGCAAGCACGATCGATGCCGTCGAGTAGTTCTGCGTGTTGGTGTCGTTCCAATAGATCGTCCCGGAATAGCCCAACAGCGGCGCATAAGTGTTGCGCCAGACGCCTGCCGTCTCAGAATAGTGGCCAGCCGGGGTAAACGGTTCTTCCCCGCCGCCGCTCTCGATCACCCATGACGCGATCGTGCCAGAACCGTTGGTCTTGGTGGCGTTGATCGTCAGGCTTGTGGCTGTTTCAGCCGTAATGACGCCTGCCATCCAGTTTCCAGCCCCGCTGGCATCGGAGATCAGCGCCCATGTGCCGGTGCTGTAGTTCGTGCCCGTCGCAACGGTGAATGTCTTGCTGCCGGTGCCGATCGTGTTCGAGGTCGTGCTGACGGCAAGCGGCGTGTTGACCGAGGCCTGGGTGACGCTCGTGAACGTGCCGTCCATCACCTGATAGTTCAGCAGAGCTGACGGCGATGTATGAATGTAGTAGTCCTTAATATAACAACCGTATCGATAAACCCGCGTCGGGTTTGGATTCCACCAAGTGTAAAGCAGGCCCGTATCCTTGGCCGTTCCGCTGATCTTGAGCGAGACATTACCATGCGGCCAATTCGCCGTCTGTCCATCAGCCGGAACGCCCGCCGCAGGAAATGGCAATCCTACCCATAGCCTTCCGTCGATATAGAGATTCCAACCCCCATTCTGTGGCTGTCCAAGCGGACTAAACGCCCCACCCTCCGTTGCCTCGAATCCATAAGTATGGATCGATTGCGTCCGGTCCCACTCGGTTTGATAGATGTCAGCAGCGGGCGTCGTTCCTGGCGTCGTATAGTTGAGCATATAGAATGTCGTTGCATTCTTTGCCTGTACGGCAATCGAATTGCTGCCGATGATATGCGCCCAGTTGTAGCTATGGGCTGGTCCAGTCAATTGCCCTTGCATGTAGCCGTTCAGATTGTCCATCGTATCGCCGATGGTCGCCCCCACTGCAACCGTGACGCCGAACTGTATGTCGACAGATGACGCCGCGCCGACATCCGTCTTGAACAGCAGATGCTCGGTTCCATCGTTGCGGGGCTGGTGCGTCATCGTCATCCACCCGGCAGGCCAACGAATAAAGTTCCAGGGATAATGGCCACCGGCATAGGCAGAACCGTTGTTCGGACCTGTCCAATAGATCAGATCGACGCCAGCCGGATAATCAGGATTGTAGGTTTGGACGGAATTGATCGTTCCGCCAGCCCCACTGTAGCTGAAATACGATGTCGAGATGTTCGTGGGATCAACGGCAATCGTATTGGTTGATGCTGTTGAATTGAAACTTGTGAAGTCACCCGTCGTCCGCGTGTTCATACAGGCGGCAAGCTTCGTCGCGATTGTCGTGGTATTGCCGGAAGAGATATCGACGCTGTTCTGATTGTTGCCGGTCCCTGTCGCAGATGCCCCGCATGCCGTCACGGCGGCATCGTTCACGAACTGAACAGCGCAAGCCGAAGTCGCCGAGGCGACGGTACAGCCTGATGGATTGCTGCCGTTGATCGGGGAACCAGACAGCATTATATAGCTGGCCGCTGTTGGCGCGCTAGTGATTGTCAGCGTGTCGATAAGGTTGATGTTCCCTCGCGACTGCATCACGTCCATTTCATTACGGAATCCCGTCGGGAAATCGGTGCGGCCTGGATAGTTCAGGCTTCCCTCATACTCGCCCTCGAAAAAAGTCGAGTTGCCGAATCCAGGGAGATAAGAATTCTTCTGCACGAACTCGCAATATTGCCCATCGCGAATCGGCATGACCGAGAGTAGGCGTCCGACGCAATACGGGTTTGTGTTGTCAAAGCTGCACACGCCCATCTGCTCGTCGAACTCGCCATTGCGTACATGGTCTTGATCGACCACCTCACGCCCTGACGAGTTGGAGCCAGGAACATTGCCTTCATAGAAGTGCGTAAGATCGACGGCAGAGCCTGGGAAGCAGGTGCCCCAGACGAGATCGTATTTGGTGAGCGGAGCCAAAGGGAAATTGCAGTTGCTCGCAGCCGAGCTCGAGCCGTTGGCATTGATGACAGCGCGCGTCGTTGCCCGCCCGAATGCCGGCGCGGACGCGAGCAGGAACAGAAGGACAAGCGTGCGGATCATAGGGTACCGGCGATGTAGAGGAAGAGATCGGAGGTGCTGACCTGGACACGCTGACCGTCAGAGATCAGCACCCAATAGACGGTCTGCCCGGAGGTGAGCGCAATCGGATTGGACAGGTTCGCCGCCGCGCACTCACCAATGCCCGTCGCATTCACGGCAAAGCCAGCCACGCCAATGACGCCGCACTGGAGCGTGATGCGTCCGATCACCTTAGGAGCATCGGCTGCGACGATGGCGTAGCTTGCGGCATTGGTGAATGTTGATCCTGTGGGATTGGCATCGAACAGGATCAGATCGACATTGGCATTGATCGGCTGGGCCACCGTGCCGTTCATGTCCTTCATGTCGGCGAAGGTGATGAGGACGGCACCGCCAGAGCCAACGGTCGGGATCGTGAATGTCCCAACGGCGCCGATGGTCTGGCCAGAAGTATAGGTCGTAGCGGTGTAGGATGAGATCGTGGGTTTGACGCTCCACAGGTTGCTTTGCACGGCAATCGGATTCGTGACCGTACCAGCCTCGACGCCGCTGGAACTCATCAGGATATGATAGACGATGCAGACCGTCTGCCCTCCGATCGTCTGCTCCTTGCAGGCGATATTTTTGCCGGATCCCGCCGTGACGCCGATGTTGTCGGCGGCGATGGCGATGCCGCCGAAACAGACGGCGACCAACGCCCAGATCAACGGTCTTTTCATAGAAGCACCACGTAAGCTGAGTTACAGACCTGGGCGAAATTCATGGATGTCGTGCAGTTGGGATCGATATTCGAGGCGCCACCGCGCAGGATCACCGCCAGCCCACGGGATGGAAAGTTGAGCGGGATCAGGACCGCGAGAGACAGCAGGAGGAAAGCCTTCCGGATCATGATGCATCGAACTCCATCGCTGCCGTGGAGGTCTTCCAGGAACCCGTGCCGTCAGCAGTCATTTGGGCCTGAATGCTGACTAGATCGCCGATTGAGACAGACACCGCATGACCGGCTGTCGTGTCGTTGCACTTAACGGGTGACGCGTTGAACGCGATCGTGCAAGTCATGGAAGTCGCGACATTGTTCTTGTAGACGGTATAGACGAAGCCACCCGTCGTGCTGGTGCCCCCAGCATTGGCCGTTGCTTGGACATAGATGCTGACGATTGTGCCGTTCAGAGCACTGATCAAAGCTGAAGCAACATTGTTCGATGTGCTGCCGCCATCACTACCCATCGGCAAGTAATATTTGGGCGTGCCTGACGCGACGGTACCAGTCATCGTATTCGTGTACTGGCTCTTGATTGTGCCGCCCGTGACCGAGACAGCCAGGCCGTTCACATAGAGGCCTGCCGCGTTGATCGTCCCGGTACCTTTGTCGCCGCCCGTGACAGAGGGCGTGGTCATGCCGCCGTCATTCTCAAACTTCAAAACATCGGTCAGCGTCGTAGAGCCGTTCGGCGTCGTCGCGACCGTGGCATAAGAGCCGTGAGCAGAGCCGGTCCAAGTCTGGTTCGCGTAGGTCCGGAAGCTTGCAGCTGGACCGCCATATGACGTGCCGTCATAGCCGAAGAAATTATAGCCGCCGCATTGTGTCGCTGCGGTCATGGTCGTGGGAGATGCCTTCGTGCCGTTCGCACAGACGCCAGAGAAGAAGGCTTGCGCACCGAAGGCATCGGCCTCATATCGCGCCGCTACTGTGTCGGCAGCCTGGATCTGCATCAGCGTCCCGGTCTGCGCCGTCAGCAGGGATGCCGTGTTGGCGTTGATCGCGCTCGCTGCCGTGATCGAGAAGCTGGCTTGATCCGCCACATTGGCAGTCGATCCGCTGTTGTTGCCCCTGATCGTGCGCGCGCCAGCCTGGGCAAGCATGGCATTGGTGACGCCATTCGTGGTGAGGCCGAGAGAGCCTGCCGTCACGGTGAACTCAGCCCCGAGCGAACGCACCGTCAGCAGCGTGCCGCCCTGCGTACCAGCCTCCCAGTGCAGATTGGCGCCGTCAGACCAGAAGCAGCCACCGGCATATTGCGGGATCGTCGTGCTGGGCAGGCCAAGCAGGGACCCGCCCGTGCTATTGACGATCGTCCAGGTTCCCGTGCCCTCGACGTTGTAACAAACCGACATGTTGTTGGCGAAGATCGTCGAACTGATCGCCGGGAGAGTCAGATTGTGAGCCGAACTTCCGCCGAGCCCGATCACACCGCCCATATCGCCCGCGACTACGGTGTAGTCTGTGGTCTTTGAGCCTGCAGTGTTGGTCAAAGACGAACTGACGGTGCCCGTCGAAATCGCGATGCCATTGCCTGCGGTCAGGCCGAGGGTCGACAGGGAGAGATTGGTCTTCTTGCTGACGCCGCCCTGGATGATCGCGACATAATCACTGGTGCCAGGCGCTGTGGCAGTCGGCAGTGCGGGCACGAAGTCAAAATAATGCACATCCGCAGCCTTCGCCTGGGCGAACGGCAGTGCGACAATGAGAAATGGGAAAATGACTCTTTTGGTGATCATCTTTGCCACCTAATTCGACAAAAGCGGATTGCCGGTGTCGTCCGTCAGACGCCCGGTCGTGTCGTTCAGGAGGTAGCTGCTGGCAGGCGGACCACCTCCGGTTCCACCGCCCATGCCCATCATCATTCCCGTGTCGGCTTGCGCTATAACCGCGAAGCCAAGAAAGAGAATCGAGAGGGCAAGATAGGCGATCTTCATCGGATCAATGATAGAAGATCGTGCCGGTAATCTGTGCCGCTGCAACCGCCGTCGTGTCGGCATTGGCCGCACCGCCCGTCACGCAGAAGGCGATGCCATTCCGGAAGAATGTGCCCCGATCGGCCATGATGATATTCGAGCCGGCCAGAGCCGTGGCACCTGGAACCGGGAAGATGTAGGGAACGCCGCCCGGTGAACTGCCCTGCAGCGCTCCAGCCGTTGGCGTCCCGGCCATGTCGTAGAATTTAATCCAGGCCGCAGCCCCGGTATTGCCCATCGTGACGCCCTCGAGCGTATATCCGGCAGCAGCACCGGATGCGAGGCTTTGACAATTGGTCGTCGCAGCGCTCACGAACCCCTTGGCATTACCCGGCGCGAGAGAGGCTTGTGCGAAGGCATGACTGGAGAGCAGGGCGAAGACCGCCCCTGGCCAGAGCTTGTTCATTTTATCTCCTAGATCAGGGATTCGGTCGGGCCGAGGATGGGCGAGAGGATTTCAGTCTTGCGGGCATCGTCGATGATCCCCGCGCCGATCAGGGCATCCATGGCCTGGGGCACGATGTTGTCGAGTACATCGACATATTGGACGGTCTGGAGCTGCATCAGATAGTCGGCGAACTGAGGAACATCGAGCGCAATGGCGCGCATCGCCGCCCGCTCGTCTTCCGTGAAGCGCAGCAGGAAGTCTGAGGCGCGGAGTTTGAATGTTGGAACGGGCGGAACATTTGCCGCCGCGTCCGCTGCTGCCTGCGCGATTTCCTCGGGCGTGAGATCGACCAAGATCCCGTTTTCAAGCTTCTGGGGATTGGCCATTAGTGCGTCACCCCGTACAGAGTGAATGTACCTGCTGTGAGCGTCGCGCCAGGAGCCAGGAACTGAAATCCCGTCACTGCGAAATTTCCTCCCGAAGTGCAGACACCGGAACCAAATACGTTGAAATAATCGGTTGCGCCGATCATGCCGCCACCGGCTACCTGAATCTGACACCACGCCTTAGGCGCGGAACTCGCAGAGCCGACAGGATAGAGAAGACGAACCGTCCCATTGCAGCCATCTGCATTGGAGACTGTACTGTTGATTACGAGAGCAGAACCATTATTTGTATACGAATTCGTTATCGTTCCGTTCGTCGTGGTCAGAACAGAGCCGAAATATCCAGTTGTCTGGAATGCTGCATTCGCTTGAACACGTACCTGAAATGAACTCGTATTGTTGGAGAGCAGAACGCCTGAATATTCGATAATGAAGCGGCTGTAAGTCGAACTTAGGCCCGTGAATGAGACGGACGACACCGCAGAGGAAATCGTCTGTGTCTGAATGAGGATGGTCGCCGCATTCGGAATCTGCCCGAACGCCGCCGCATCAGTCGCCGCCACACCATTGGCAAGGCCGGTGATCTTATGATTGTTGAGCGGAATATCAGCCGTTATGACGGATTGCCCGTCCACTGCAATGGATGAGGTGAGCGCGTCCGCAAGATCCTGATCGTGGAAATCGTGATCCACGGTCGTGATGTTGACATCGCCTGCGAGTTTGGTATCGAGCCAAGCCGTGGTGCCTGTGGCAACCGGCGTCTCGCGTACCATCACCCCTGACCCGTTGCGCGGCATTGGACCTACCTTGAATTGAGTCGGAAAAGTTGCGGATTTACGGAATTCGGAGTAACATTCTCGCCCTTCGGATGAAGGGAACCGGGAATGAAGCGTTTTCTGTGGCTTGGCGCGCTCGCCATGTTGGCTGCGTGCCAGAACGATAAGGACGTAATGCTGTCAGAGCTTATTCAGGCTAAGGCGTTCTGCGCGAATGCCGGCTATGCTGCCGGATCACCCGAAATGCTGAATTGCACGCAGCAGATGTACCAATCGATGGAACAGGACCGGCAATCACGAAAGCTGATGGCAGCAAGCATTATGATGGGATACGGCCAGCAACAGGCTGCGCAGGCGCAATATCAACCGCCACAAACCTATCAGACCCAGCCGCAAGGACTTCAGACCTACTCATTTGGCGGAAAGACAACCAGTTGCACGACCATCGGAACCTATACGCACTGCAACTAGATGCCGCCAAACGGCTTCTGACCTTGCTGCCCTCGCATTAGGATCGATGATTCCGTCGTTCCCTTCGCCAATTCTCTGGCGAGTTGCGAAACGACATTCCCAACATCTGGCGCGACATCCATTATCGCGTTTGAAGCCGCTATTCCGGGGCGCGTATAAGGGGCGGCTGCGCCGAGGAGTCCCGCAAGCGATGCTGCTGCTCCTGGGAGATTTGCCGCTGCGCCGCCACCACCAGCCGCGAGCGTGCCTGCTGCGAGGAGAGCCCTTCCGGTCGTACCGGAGTCCGGGACTTTGGACGGAAGAATATCTTGGCCAGCCTGCGCCAGATCCTGGAGAAACTGGTCGCCACGGGCAAACGCCTTACGATTACCGGTGCGAACAGCATTTTGCTTGATCGACTGTAGAAGGTCGCTAGGGGTGAAGACCCCCCCTGACGTGGCGCGTCGGGTTGCGGCATCCTCGACGCGGGAGAACATAGCGTAAGACTGGTTGATTTGCTGGAGTTCTTTGGCCGCATCCGGATTCTGCCTCTCAAGAGTATCACGGATCGTCGCCCGCAACTCATTCACTGCATCGGCAAGCTGATATTGCTGACCAGCCTTTAAGTCACCCACCTTCTTGGTGAGTTGACTCTCGATATTTTTGAGCGTGATTCCATCCGCCGAGCCTTCCGGACCTAGCGCCTTAAACACGCGATTTTTGAGAATGTTCTCAAATTGTCCCGCTTCACTGGCCGGAAGTTCTGATGTCAGATCGCGCAAATCGGCAACATTTTTAGCAAAATAATTGTCCGCGCGGAACCTCAAATTAGGCAAAACTTGATCGTATGCATCCGATAGGACATTCTGTCCGGCCTCGATTGCGGCATGGCCGGCACCAACATCTTCCGGAAGTGTCACCCCAAGTGGCTCGAGCGCTTTGTTGATCGTGCCGATGTTAAAATCATGCATCCCGCGCGTACGGGCGCCCTGGATAGCGTCTCCAGCAATCGGCAAGCTCGTAGCTTTGTCCTCGACCGATTTCGCAAAACCTCCCATGCGCTGGCCTGGGGTTAAGCGGACTCCGGTATCTTGCAGCGTCTGTTGTGCGGTAGGAGGGGGCTCTTCGGTTGGCGCATGAGGAACGGCAGCCGCAATCGAATTGGCGACATCAGTCCCCTGTAGATCACCACGGCCCATCATCGTTGTCGCGAGCGTACCGAGTGCTCCAGGGGTCATCTGGCCAGTCTTCGGCCCTTCTAGAAGGTCAGCCGCACCCCGAACGTAATTCCGAACACTTTCCGGAATGACAGGATAGTGCCATTTTCCGGTGTCCGTTTCACGGGAAACTGGCAGAATATCCCCATAGACGGTATTCGGCTTGTCAGCGACCATTTCCCTGAGAAAGTCCATACCGCCACCCGGAAGCGGGCTACCAGGAGCAGGGGCCTGTTGCGGCTCATGGGCAACCACCGCCCACGGATCAGTGGGTGCCGCCTGTTCGGCTGGCGTGTGACTGACGACATCCCATTCCCCAGCCATCACTTCACCTGCTTGGGATTGCCTTGGGCATCAAGAGTCCAGATTTGGCCATTGCCAAATGTCGTATTGTGACCAATCTGCAATTGAGAGCGCGCCGCAGCAGGTAGTTCAGCGCCTCCACCTTCAGGAGTGACTGGCTCCATTGCCGCGCGCGCAGCAGGGGTCAGATGATCCTCGAAATCCTTCTTTCCCGTCGTCTGTTCATACTGAAGTTTCAACCCTTTGAGCTGGCCGCCCATCAGCTTGAAGGCATTATCGATCGCGCCTTGAAGCTGTTGCGGCGATGAAGCTTTGTTGAACGCCGTTTGAATGTTCTCGCGATCTGCCACGCCTGCGCCAGACCCAATAACGGCCTTAATAAGTTCATCGCCGACGATCTGCTTCGCAGTGTCAAAGTTCGTTGGTGCTGGAGATCCAGTCTGCTGCGAATAAGTCTGACCAATGCTATTGAATGCGCGAATATCGCCATTGTCGAGCGCTTTGGAAAGATCGCGGAGCAAGCCTAGATGCTCGGTCGCAACGTTCATAGAATTGACTGCTTGGCCCTGTTTTCCGGTAGCGAAAGCCTGGGTCGATGAGCCCTGCGACTTCAACTTGGCATTAAATGCGCTAATGTCATCTGATGTCGCTTCCGGATGTTCCGCCATGAACTGCTGCATAGCGGCAGTGGCTGGCGAGCGCATTCCCTTGCTTCTCTGGATGAATGCCTGCTGCTGCTCGGGTGTCGCGTCGGGATGCTCTGCCATGAAGGACTCAAACGCCATGCCTTCTGGCGTGCGGCTGAGATTGACCGGTGCCGTGTAAATGGCCTCTTTTTTGGTCGGATCATACAGGGTGGAGCCAGCCCCAACCTGACGAGGTTCCTGCTGCAGATTGCGCAACGCCAGATCAGCAGCCTCACGATTGCTGGCTGACGAATTAGCGCGTGAAATCTGCCCCTGATGGGTCTGGCTCGCAAACTCAAATGGCTGGCGAGCACCGGCTTCAGCACTTGCCGTCGCGCCCTTGATGCCGGGCTCGTATTGGCCTTGAAGCTTATACTTGCCTTCCTCCTTGGCCAGTTCAGCAGCGAGCGCCTGCTTCTGCTGAATCTGCTGCATCTGCATCTGTGTGGCGAGCCCGCGCGTCATCGGGTTGCTCTGAAGAACGCCCATCATCGCGTCTTCGCCGCCTGTTCCAGGCGCGATCGTGCCGGCCTTGATGGTTTGGCCGTTATTGCCCTGGAAGGTGTCGGGCGATACCCAGCCGGGCGATTTCGAGGCCTGAAGAGCCTTCGCCATCGTATCGTTGTATTCGCCCTGGCCCTTATTGAACATGTAGGCGCCAATGGCAGGATTGAGGGCGCGGGCAAGCTCCTGCGTCCAGGACCGCACTGGCGAGGCGTCTCCGCTGCTCTGCATGAGCTGCTGGGCCAGCATCATGCGCGGATCGGTCAATGGGGAGCCGAAGTCCACGGTCTAGCCCTGCGGCATCGGCGTGGACATGCCGCCTTGCGGAAATGGCGTCTGCTGCTGCGGAGGCTGTTGCCCCATCAGCTTCTGCATCATCATCTGCTGCACGAGCGGGTTCATGCCCTGCGACAGACCGCCCGCGAAGCTCTGCGGCGGAGCGCCCCCACCGCCATGGTTCATCAGCGCCTGCGCCAGCATCATCTTCATCTGGTTCGGGTCTTGCTGATAGGGTGGTGGCGTGGCGGGAGCGCCCCCCATTGCGGGCTGTCCTGTCGGCTGGTTCGGATCCTGCACGATTGCCATTCTTCTCTCCTAAGCAATAACTGCCAGCGCCGCGCTTACGGCGGCCGCTTCTGATGCCAGACTATCTTTCACAATGCGCAGATTATCCCGGAGCGAAGGCCAAAGATCGGGATACCGTGTCTTTGTGAATTCTATTTTCTCTATTGATGTATCGAAGGATAGAAAGGCAGAGCATAGATAGCAATCTAAGCTATCTTGAACCATTTCGTAATGATCAGGAAGTTCCACTTTAATAGATTTAAGATACCCATAAACGTCAGCGTCAGACATATCCCAAAGAGGAGAAATATATGTAATCCCATCTTCGGCATGTCCATTAGGAACACCGACAGCCTTGTCAATTTTCTTTGATCCTCGAATAACAAAAGTCGGTCTGTATTGAGCGACGAATTCACGCATTGGATTCCATCGCATATCCCAGCAACAGCGGAGCGAAGAGTTTATAAGAGGACGATCCTTGACCAGAATGGATGCCTCCATCGAACTCCAGACAGGCACAATATCTGCTGGAACGCCCATTCTTTTGTGATATTCAATGATCCCTTCTTTCGGCTTTATAATTTTCAGATCAACACCTAGCGTCTCGCATGTATCCCTTATGAACTCCGTCATATGGGGGTATGTCGCGCCTGTATCACAATGAACGACTAGGACGCGGTCTAAGATATCGCGAGAAAGATAAAGACACGCCAGAGAATCTTTCCCCCCGTTGAACTGGAGGATAATATCTCTCATCACATCATCGCCGCAGATCCAAGTGTTCCAATCATAGAACCGGCACCGCCTTTTTGCGATGATTGGTTGGCCATTTGGTTCTGATAGTTCGCCATCTGCGCTTGCGTCGCGAGACTCTGGGCGCCGATATAGTCAGTATTGGCTACATTTGCCTGCGGGACATTCACAAAGCTCGGTCCCTGAACTTGGCCACCGCTCATCAATGCCGATGTCTCGTTCAGCGGCTGGTTATAGAGCGCCGTCCGCTCCTGAATGCCCTGCTGCCGCGCCGTCTGCGCCAAACCAGCATTAGCAAGCTGATCCTGGATGCCCTGCTGGTGCGCCGCCTGGGCCAGCGAGGCATTGTCCATGCCGTACTGGATGCCAGTCTGGTTCGCCGTGTTGGCAAGCTGCGCCGCCGCTTGCTGCCGGGCCAGAGCCGCCGCATTGGCCTGGTTGGCAAGGCCCGCGCTCGTGGTCTGCTCATTGACGCCCTGCTGCCGACCCTGAAGGGCCAGGCCGTAATCCGTGCCGCCGATCTGGGCGCCCGAGGTAATGGCAGAGTTGTTCGCCGTGTTGTAGGCGTCGTTCTTCTGCTGCGCGAACTGCATCATTGCCTTGTTCCAAGCATCCGAGTTCTGCGGGATGCCCTGGTTTACAAGCTGAGTTTGAAGCTGCGTCTGTGCCTGCTGCCATTGCGGATCAAGGCGCGAGGTCGATTGGTTGTAGATCGCATTTGAAACCTGCTGGTTCATCTGCGTCGGATCGGTCGGCATGGCCGAGAGCGTCCGTGTGTTCAGGCTTGTCGGCTGGTTGGCGAACTGCGACCAGTCAAGGTCCGTCGCCTGCTTTGCCAAAGGTCCAAGAGCGGTCTTCAGTTGGGTCAAGCCGCTACTATCCAGGCCCTGTTGCAGCGTGGCCAAGCCATCGTAATTCAGTGGCTTAGAGAGCGTATCGGCAATGCGCCCCAACTGATCATTACCGAGGCCGTAGAGGCCCTTGGTCAATTGTTGCTGGCTTGTGACTGCGGCCTGCTGATCGGGATTCAGTGTCTGTGTTGCGGTATAGCTCGGAACCTGATTGCCGCCGACATCAGTCGTGCCGTTCTGCGTATAGGTCAGGTTGCCATAGGGCGTAACCTGATTGACGCGGTTCATCAGGCTATTAGCAATAGCCGTCTGCACGTTGCCTGTTGTTTGCGCCGCCGCTACAGCCGCTGGATCCGGCGCTGGAGGCGGTGCGGGGGAATCTTTGCCCAAGTCAGGGTACTCCTATGCCGCAATCATGTTCGACACCGGCATCTGGGCGATGTCAGGCTGAGATTCCTGATCCGGCTTCGGTCCAAGCAGATCGCCGAGCCAGCGCCTGGATTCCTCGCGCAGCATGCCCAGAACATGCAGGTTCTCACCGCCCTCGAGCGCTTCCCGGATCATGCCCTCGACCTTGAACCCGAGGCCCTGGGTCAATTTGAACGATCGCGCATTGCTCTCGGCCACAAACAGGGTCATGCGCTGGACCTTCAATTGGCAGAACGGATAGTGCAGGATTGCCCGGATCGTGCCGCGATTGGCCCATCGGGGAGAATCCGCCGCAATGGCGCACTCGATGTTCAGAGCCTGCCCGTTACGGCCTTTCCGAAAATTGTCAAAAACAGTGACGCATAGAAGATTATCCTTCTCATCCGCCACTCCCATGGAAACAGCATCGAGCCCGAACGATCCGTTAGTCTTGAGCCGCATCTGGCACCACTGAATGAGCCACGCATTCAGGGATGGACCACCCGGCGCCACCATCTCTGGAACCACCATCCGCAGGTTCAAATCAGACCGCCCTGATAGAAGGTGAAATCGGTCGCAATCCAGGCGATGTCCTGGTTCATCGAGGCACCACGCATGTGGATGTCGCAGACCCGGCCTAAGGCATTGGCGCCCAGCCAGACCGTCACGATCTGCTGTGAATCATCCCAAGGCGCTGTGTCCCAAAGGGCCGTATCCCACCGGCTGTCATTGGCCGACGAACTGCCGGAAGGCTGCGTCAGGTTCGAGATGCTGTAATCAACCTCGATCCGGTAATTGAATGACACCGGACCATTGGATTCAAAGATCGGGCGAACCAGTGTCCAGAGCTTGTTCTGCCCATCCTCGCCCATGTTGACGAAGGCGCTGCGGATTTCCCAATTGATCAATGCTCCGTTGTCGGCAGAGCCGCTGTCCCACTTGTAGACCTTGCCATCCACGCCGCCGAAGTAAGGCGAATTGTTGAACAATTGCCAGCAGTTGGCGTTCAACCCTGTGAACCGGCACCAAGCGCCCGTCGCGGTATTCGCAACATATTGGTACATGGTTTTGTTGACGAGCGCGGGCACATTGACCATCACCATGTTGCCCTTCGGATAAAGAAATATCTCAAATCCGAAGTTTGCCGAGTAGGCTGCAACAGCATCGTTGACCGCCGTCCCGATCTTCTGGCTGATCGTCTTGGACGTATCGACCCGATCGAGCCAGAGCACCTGGGAGAGAGCCACCAAGCCATCCTGGCAGACGATGTAGAGGTCGGAGCCGATCTTCTCCATCGAGCGCGTGCCGAGGGTCGGTGGTGCGCCGATCCGGCCTCGGTTCTGCAGCGCCCATTTGGTGGCGTCACCCGGATCGGTCCCGGCATAGACCGCGAATTCTCCCTCACTCGTCAGGAAGACGCACAAATCCTCTTGGTCCGTCAGTCCTGCTCGGCTCCAGGTTTGTGCGCAGATCAGATATCCGCCGAACTCAAAGAGGGCCGAGAGATCAAAGGTCAGCGCGGCGCCCCCGATCACATTGACCGGCAGATAGGCAAAGACGAGGGAGTTCTTTTGGAGGAAAAACAGGCGGTTTTGGAACTGCCAGACATGGATCAGGCCTGTGGCCGTCACGCCTGTGATGGCAGGCGTCGTTGCAATCGCCGTCCCGTTGTAATTGATAGGCGTATCAGCGCCATTGACGGCAATCACGAAATGACCGCCAGCCGTGCCCATGTTCGTGTGCTGCCAGCGGTTATTCGTATAGCCTGAGCCGAGGGAGACTCCAGCGCCTGCTGTCGACACATTGTAAATGTTGCCGTTGGCAGCAGCCAGGAGCTTGTCAGACGAGGGGCCACCCCATTGCATCAGCGTCTCGACGGCACCGGTTCCAAGGCCGGTTCCCCAGACCGTGTAACCGGGCCTCACCGTGCATTGGCGGACGCTTGGGAACACATTGTCCAAGGTTAGCGCATATTCCGGCGCCATGGCTGCAATGGAATCGTACTGATTCCATCCGCCGACCGAGGCCGGAACGCGAACCGATTGGGCGATTTGCCCTGTCGTCGGCTGCTGCGCGATCTGCGCCAGATTAGGACGCGGCAGGCCCATCAGGTGGTCGGCCAGTTGCCATCGGGCAGGACAGGCCACGGATACCGATCGCGTCCACCGCTCATGTTCAGAACGCGGGGAGCGCCGCTATCGACTGCGATACGGTCATTCATGCGATCCTGGAAATCCACCAAGTCTTTCTCGCATGGCAGTCCCTTGACCATCTTATATGTCACAACAATAGCCAGCTTGATCATTTGGGTATCAAGCTTCGGATTATCCGTGTCAGCCTGCCACGATGATTGATCAACGCCGGCAATGCTGGTGCAAAAATTCCTTGATATATATTCCCATGCGATCAGCGTTCCCGCTGCCGGGACCGGGAAGATCAGAAGATTATTGCCAATAATCCTGAACGAGTAGAATGGACCAGCAGCAATCAATGCGTGATCCTGCGCCCATCCCTGTGGGGAGCGAGGGCCAGCAAGTGGACGGATCAGACTTCTGTCCCAGATTGTTCCGGGAACGAAGCGGTCGAAATCGCCCCCTATGACAGTCGTTATCGGTCCCTGATTCTCAGCATTAATCGTTGTCCATGTAGAATCGACAGTCAGATTGCCCCATGCGCGGTTGGTAGCCAATCTGACGGTTTCTTCCTGAGCGATCTCAAAGAGTTGCTGCACATTCGCATCGGGATTGTTGATAACCGTACTCGGCTTCGGAATCCCAATGCGAACGGCAGCGCCCTGGATGATCGTCAGGAGCGACATTTAGGCGCTCAGGTTCGCAACGATGATCAGCGGCGTGATGTACCAGAACAGAGCCGTCTTGTTCTGCGCCACTGAGAAGCTGGCATTGGCAGCGCCGCCCTGGATCGTCGCGCCAGTCGGCGGATAGATGAGCGCCGTCGTCGCCGAGGTATTGGCCACGACAACCGTCCGCCCGGCGTTATGCGCCTTCAGGATGAAAGCCGTCTGGCCGCTGGCTGTCGTCACGGTGTTGACGCTGCCCGTGAGCAGGGTGGCGCCAGACTGGGCCGTGCCGACGCCGGCAAGGCTCTGAGAGATATTATCGCCGATAAGGTCGGCTACGACCGGGGGAGTTCCCAGGGCCGTCAATGCAGCGGCGGAAGCGGTCATGTCTTATTCTCCTTCGTGTGCAAGTTCGATGGCAGCGTCTTGCGCACGAAGCGCCTCACGCATCTGGGCTTTCGGGCTGAATCCCGGCTGACGACCGGGCTTGCGCCTCGGCGGTTCCGCATATTCCTGCTCTGCCGGATGAACTTCGCCAGTCTCCGGAACAGCCGCCTTGGTCTGCTGCGCGCCGACGATCGTCATCAGACGCGCCATATCGGCCTGCATGGCTTCCATCGAGCGCCGCAGCGTGTCGTTCTCAGCCGCAACCCGCTCGGCAAACCCGGAATCCTTGCGCTGCGCCAGATAGGCCTCGGCGCGCTTGCGGAGCTCGTATGTTCCAGGCCCCAGCGTGGAGCAAAGCGAGTCAGAGATGGATGCCAGTTGCTCGACCGTGTGGATATGGAAGTATGCGAGATTCTGGGTGCGGGGATTGTCGCCCAGCCACTCCTTGATCGGGATCCCGCTCGATTGCATGTCGAGGCCCTGCTTGAACGCCCGGTATTCGCGGGGAAACAGCTTGTAGCGATGGATGTCCGTCGAGATGTTGACCATGGGCGAGTTCTTCGGATCGTTCCGATTGATGATCTCGACCATCTCGATCTCAGGAATGTTGCCCTGGGCATCAACCACCTGCTGGTCAGCCGGATCGGTGCGGGGATCGGGACCGATGAAGAAGCGTGCCGAGACGACAGGCCCATTTTGGCCGACATCATTCTCTCCCGCGCGGGGATCGAAGACGAAGGCGGGAGGCGTGCCGGGGGCTTCCGGAATATCAGGATTCACGGGACTTTCCTTTGGGTAGTGCCGCTTCAAGCGGCGGAAGAGAGCGAGATGGATTCAGGCAGGCAAATGAACCAGGTGAAATTTGGGCCTGCATCGACCTTCAGCGCATAGCGATAGGCAAATTCCCAAACTGCACGATCGACGCCAAAGCCCGGAAAATCGGTATTGCCCAGATCATGCCCGCTCAGCAAGCCACCGGGCCTGATCTTCGGCGCCCATAGACGGATATCGCGCGCACAGCCTTGATATGAATGATCGGCATCAATGAACACGAAGTCCAATGAACCGTCCGGAATGGCTTCAGCGGCTTCCTCGGATGTCGCCCGCACGATGATTGCACGCGTTCCGGCAAACCCGACCACGCCAGCCGCTTCGGCAGCAAAGCGATCCTGATCGGCCTGTCCTAGACCAGCGTGGAAGTCTCCCGACTTGGCGTAAGCCGCATCCGGCGCCGTCGTGGTCCAGCTATCGACCATGTAGAGCGTCATGTCGGGCCGATAGGCCAGCAGGCGCCGCGACATGCCGCCGCGAAACACGCCAATCTCAGCACCGACCGGATTCTCGATCCCCGCAAGGTGCTTGACGACCGCAGAGGCCCGCTGGCATGCCGGTGAGCCATCCGGGGCAATGATCCCCTGCTCGGCCAGCGCGTGCTCATTGGCGAGGCTGTGCGCGACGGCGGGAAGCAATCCGGTGCCATGCACGATGATCTGACAGCCATGATTGGCGAGTTCCGCAGCGACAGCCTGGAACTCTTCGGCCTGCTGCGCCATCCAGGGCGCGCATTTGAATGTCTGCCCGTCAACCATCACCTCGATAATCCGCTCGCCATCATTCAGTGGCTGCGGATAGGCATGGCCTTCGCCATCACGATACGAACTGTCCATGCCCACGAGGTGGATGGTGCGATACCCGAGCATGTAGGCGATGACGAGAGCCTGCAGACCGACCGATGATCCACCGCCGATCAGATGGACGGGGCCGCGATCAGCCAGCACGTTCTGAATGCCGGGAATGTTGGGATGGAAGACAGTGGGCAATGTGCCGGGAACGGCAAAGACTGACGGATCGCATTGCGAGGCGAAGAAATGAAGCGTTGCGCGCCGATCGACCATATCGGCCATCTCGGGACGGGCGTCGAGAATGACCTGGCTCACCAGATAATCGTCCCGCCGATTCAGCAGCCAGATTGCCGCCGCGTTCAGGCCAAACATTGCCATGTCGGGCAGAGTGTCGATGGTCTCGACCAGCGAGGGACCGCCGCCGACGATCGCGCAGGGCCGGTCATGGGCTGGCTTGATATCGAGCCAGGGATATTGCAGTTGTGAGTTCTCGCGCATGTTCTGCAGCAATGTCCGTCCCTCGGTGTTGCAGACCGTCTCCAGTTGGGCCAACGTACCGCCGCCGATCTTCCAGACATGCTGAACCCAATTGTCCGTCACTTCATGCGGGCGAGGCCGACCATGAAAAACGATGACCGATGAGCCTTTCGGTGGACCACCCGCGCAGCCGTCAGCCTTGTACGAGGCGAACATGCCGGGATAGAGCTTCTGCAGAATGTCCGGGTTGTTGGCGCGGCGCTCGATCCATGCCTGATCGCCACCGACGATCATTGGATAGCCCTCGGACTTCCATGCGCTCCAGAACTGATCCGTCTCAGGGCAGGGCGTCCAGGCCATGACCGAGGATTGCAGCCCGTTTGGCCGATAGAAGTCCCGCAGGATTGCGAACTCGCCATCATAGGCCACCAGATCATCAAGCGGGCCGGTGATGACCGTATCCAGGTCGAAATAGACGATCCTGTCGCCGACATCGAACAGACCAGGATTGAATAGTCGCAGCTTACCCCACCATCCGAACAGAAAGGATGGTGATTCCCGGACAAAGATGCCGGGGCCGTAATCGTCGCAATAGTCTGTGAACACCTCGAATTGGCCGATCATGCCTTCCGGCAAATTGCGGCGCACCATATCGTGGAGAGTCTGGACGTATTCGCGCCCACGCCCACAATAATTGCCGGTATCAACGCAGACTATTCTGAGCATCGAGCCTCCCAAGAAATAGCCCCGGCCATCGCTGACCGGGGCATTCCCGTTACGACAGACCGTAGTTGATCATGCCGCTCTCCCCGATCGACACCAGGACGGTGCTGGTCGTGGAGGTAACAGTCGTGGTGTTGGCAGTGCGGGCGCCCAGGATGAGCAGGTTCGCCGAGGTCAGAACCTTGATGCGCCCGGCAGTCGCCGAAGACATGAAGATCTTGACGTTCGGCAGCACCTGGACAGCCGTCTTCTTGATCGTCGCGGCGCCCGTGATCTGGTACCAGCCGAGAACGGTCGGTCCCACATTCGCAGACATCGCAACAGCCAGGGGCAGGCCCGTGTTGCCGGTGGTGGACGAGAGTGTCGTCAAGCCCGTCGCCGCGTCATAGGACACGAGAGAGCCCACGACCGTATTCGCCACGCCGTACAGCAGCTTGAACTTGCCGGTGTAGCCGGTGGCCGGGTCGTAACCCTGCACCACCATGCCCACCGTGCCCCCATCCGGGACGGTCGTATAAGTGCCCGTGAAGGCTGGCGACGTTGCACCCGAGTTGAGGCCGGGCACGCCGAGGAACTGAGGTCCAGTGAATTGATAGGCCATGGTTCAGTCCTCCTTATGCCGTAATCACGGCCTGGTAGCGACGGCCACCAGTCGTGAGGTTGCCCGCCCAGGTGCAGATACGCGCAAGTGCATCCTGGTTAACCGGGAGACGATCCGCCAACCACTTCATGTTCCGCTCGCGATGGTACTGGAGCATGATCATGTTGGTATTGAGCGCGTACATATGCGCGGACGGCGCCGCACCGTTTAGATTACCGTCAGCACTGACCGGCAAGCCCATGAACTCCAGGTTTTTAAACCCGGCATTGGCCGTCCGATCGTCAGTCACACGCTGGATCGCCACCATGGAATTCCAGAAATACTGGAAGTAGGTGTTGTCAGCGACCATGAGGTCGACGGAATCGCTGCCGCGCGTGGTGTTGAGCACCGCTGCCTGCATCGCCGACTGAATGGTCGACGCACCGGCAACCTGGCCGTTGGTGGCAAAGGAATAGACGTAGTTGCGCCAGTTGGAGTAAGTGACACCACTCACGCCGCCGACAGTCCCCGTTCCCGTGTCTGAAACAATGGACTGAAGTCCGCCAAGTTGTTTTCCACCAGTCGCAGTTCCGTCAGAGTATATGCCGACCGCCATCAAGTTCTTCATGGCGGATTCGGCATTCTCGACTTTTCCGGCGAGCAGATCGATTACTGCTTCAGGCCCAGAATTACTTAACATTTCTAGGCCGGATATTTGTAGGGTGTAGTAAGCCTGCTTCCAGGCGTACTCTGCCATAGTAATTCCATCCTGCGGCGCGAGGCTCAAAGCGTCGTAGCCGGAATACCAACCTCCGGTTGTAGAGGCGATGAGGTTCATCGGATGGGCGAGTGTCGCGCCGCCTGAAACTGCACGGACGCCGGAATCCCGGACGTTGGTCAGCCTTTCGAGCAGAACGACAGAGTTGAGGACGTTATCGACAAGGTTCTTTTGACGGTTGACAAGGGTCGTCGAGAGAACGCTGTCCCACGTCGAGGTGGGAATCGTTACCATTGTGCTGATCCTTCATGATGAGGATCAAGCCGTGAGCTGCTCCAGAGTAGCGGCCATCTGATCGCGGATATTGCCCTTCAAGGGGGCAGGTGCGGGTGCGCCTTGCGGACTGGCACTCGCGGGAGAAACGACTGAGCGGGTCGCTGCTTGCGCGCGCGCCCTCGCCTGTGCGGTTCTCTCTTTTTCCTCGGACAGACGCTGTGCTTCCAGGACTTGCTTGCGGGTATCAGGATTGCTCCATACCGCCGCTTCATAAGCCTGCTGCAGCACGTCTTGATCGGATAATTGCGGGTTGGTGGTGCGTATTCTCGCGATGCTCGCCACCATGTCGGGCATCACGCTTTCAAGATGGGGGCGAAGCGGTTGCCCGCTGGCGTCCTTCTCTTGGCCGAACTTGTCGATTGCCGAAAGCTTCTCGCTCTGCTGCGCCTGGACATGCTGGCGCGCTGCGACCTCGGCCTGTTGCTCTAATGTGGTCTTCCAGCTTCTGAAGCCCTGAAGTTCCTGCTTCAGCGCCGCAATCTCGGGATCCACCCAGACATTGGGATCAGCCGGCGCCTGCTCTGTCGCTGCCGGTGCCTGTCCGGTCGTACCTAGAACCTGCTGTGCGAGCGCCTGAAGCTGCTGCGGATTCAGATAGGCGTTGGCAAGCTTGGCGATCTCCTGCGCTGCCGTATGCGGCTGCAGCAGTGCGGCTTGCGTGCCCGCCCAACTGTCCAGAACCTTGTCCGGCGTCGTGCCGTAGCGCGGCGCCATCTGGGCGACCACATCAAGAATCGGCTCGACAGAACGGAGTGCCGCGTATTTCTCGAATCCCTTGGCGACATCCGCCTCGCGCTTGGCGATCTCGGCCTGAACGTCAGGTGGCAAGGATGACCATTTCTCCTTGACGGCCTTGCTCCAGGCAGCAGGCGGCTCGATTGCGGGTGCAGCCTCGACCGGAGCCGGTTCGGGAGGAGCATCCCCTTCGGCTGCTACGGTCGGGGCTGCATCCTTTGCGATGAACTTGCCATCGGGACCGCGCACACGCCCTTGAGCGTCGGGCTGCGCATCGGCCTTGGCGACCTTCTCACCTTCCGTGACCTTCGCCAGTTCAGCATCGATCTGGTTGCGAAGCTGATCGCGCTTGGAATTGCTGTCGACCGGCTTCGAGTCACCGTTGAGGGCGCTGGTAAGCTGGCTCGCTATCTCTGACTTGCCACCGCCGACCGTTGCCGGTGCAGCAGTGTCGATGTCCGTTCCTTCCGTTGCCGGAAGGTCGGCTGCTTCGTCACTCATAGGAACTCCAAATTAGGGAGAAGGAACCTGTGGCGTGGATTGGCCGGACTTGCCGCCTCCAAATCCGCCGCCGAGCTTAGAATTCAACTGCTGCTGTGACCGTCCGCGAAGGCCAAGCTGATGACCTAACTGCTGGACTGCCAAACCCTGCCGCCCTTGCTGCGTCTGGTAATACGGATTGGCGTCGACATTGGTCTGATATTGGCTGGGCGCGGCGGGAGTTGCCTGCGCGGCTGCCGGATTGGCCGTATTGTTGGGATTGAGATTATGAAAGGCCTGAGCCGGGCTGGTATTCCAGTTCTGTTCCCATGGATTGGCCGAACCGGGCATATGGTTCGCCGCGACTGTCGCCGGAACCTGACCGGCTGGCGTGTTGCCTTGGGTGATGGAATCGCGAATGGCCTGCCCGAGATTGGCCGTGTTCACCTTCATCTGGTTGGCATAGTCGGCGTAGGTCTGATTGCCCTGCGCATACTGATTGACCGGCGATGTGGTCATGTTGAGCGCATTCTCAGCGTTCGTAAGGCGCTGATCGGGCGTAAGCGGTGCCGTTGGCGCAGGCGCTGCGCTTGTCGCGGGCTGCTTTCCCCCGCCTGACGGAGTGCCCTGAGTCGCCGTCACCGGAACTGCTCGCGGCGAAGCTTGCGGATCGTCGGCGCTCCATCGTAATAGCCGGACCGCGCCAGGCTCTCACGCACCGTCTCAGCCTTCATCGGCGCTTCCTTCGGCGCACTCCAGCCATTCTTCTCATTGCCGACCTCGGTCATGCCGCGAGCGCGGAGCTCGTCACGATGCTGCCGTCGCCCGCCGCTGATCCACAGCGCATGGCCCGGGGCTTGCTTCGGGTCCTGAATGCCGACCGCGAGATAGGGATCGAGGTCTTTGACCAGATTGTTGGGACCGACCAGCTTCTCCGGTTCCCAGTTTGAGCCGGGACCGATTTCGATGAAACATTCCATCTTTTTGTCCCAGATCAGGCGTGTGCGACCCCATTCGTCAGGCACGGGCCATCTCCACGAACTTGACCAGACGATCGATATCCGGAAAGACTTCCTTACCGCGCAGCCGATAACCCTCGATATCAAGCTGACTGGCCACAAAAGGATAATCAGAGAGCCGCCCTAGATTGGCCAACGCCGCATATGCAATTCGATATGCCGCTGGCTGATCCGCGACCTCACGATGATATTTGTAAGCCATCACTCTCCACCCATCGGCTTAACCGGCTGATTCGAGGCCTTGATTGCAGCCAATGCCATATGCGCCTGCGCCTTCTGCCGCTCCAGATCGGCATCCGCCGCAGCCTGAGCCTGACGCAGCGCCATGTTGGACGATGCCTGCGCGTTGTCGCGCTCTACCTCGGCCTGCGCCTTCATGGCCTCAACCTGCACCTGAGCCTGTCCCTTGGCGATCTGCGCCTGAACCTGGGCCTGTGCTGCCTGCACCTTAGGATCGGGCTGGGCGGGCTCAGGATTGGCGATCCGCTGCAGCAATCGATCGCCCGTCTCATCGATCAGCGTCTCAAGCTCACGTCCAGCCTGGAAGCGACGGGCGCTGTACTTCAGAATGCCGACCGCGAGCGGGCCGAACTCAGGCGCCTGCTGAACGATTGGCAGCATCTCGCCCAGGAATGATCCGATGTTGGAGACGAACTCGGAGACTGTGGCCTTCTCGGATTCTTCATCCGCAACGATCGTGCTGTCCGTCTCGATATCGATCGTGAATGAGCGGAGCTTATCGTCGCGCAGGCGGGTGATGATGTCATCCCATGTCGGCTTCTTCAGCGTCTCCTGAGCCTGGAACAGCATTTGCGGATCCACCGGCTGTGGAGGCGGTGGCGGTGCGGGCTGCATCGGTGCGGACGGAGGCATCCCATTCGGCGATCCTGCGGGAAACATCTATGCCGCCTGTGGCATCGAGCCAGCCGCCGCAGCAGGGGACGGCGTAGGTGGTGCCGTCGATGGTCCATTGCTCGGTCCAGCATTTGAAGCTGGCCCAGCTTGGCCCTGCTGGCTCTTCCATGCCTGATACGCCTTATCCTGATCCACCAAACCCTGCGCCCTCTGCTTCTCAAGCGCAGACGGCAGCACAATCCCGGTCATCTGCTGCAATGTCTCAGGCAAGAATCCCTCCGCGATCATCTCGCCCATCATTCGAATGATGTCCCGGCAGAAGCGCTGGATTTCCTTCTGCCGATCCTGGAGACGAAGCGTTCCGAACTGTCCTGAGATGCGCGATTCCGTCGCCGTCTTCTCAGGCCCGGCATTCTGCCCGCGAATGATGTCGCCGACGCCGTTGATCTCCGATGCATCCCGCTTGGCCTGCTCTCGTGCCTCGTAAAGCTGGGATAGCGCGGTGATGAAGTTCTCCAACGGAATGAAGTCCATCGAGCCCTTCAAGCCGCCCTTGCTCGCGAACTCCATCCATTTGGTGATGGGTATGAAGTCCAGTTCGATCGATTCCTCAAACAACTGCGCAAGCTCGGGGATCGTCGCATCGTAACCGCCACGCACCCGCGCAGCACCGATGAGCCTGTGGATGCGCTGGGTTAGATCGTCGACCTCACGCGCCTGGTCCTCCCACTGGCAATAGTCCGGCATGGGAATGAGGCTTGTCGTGTCCAGCGAGGACCAGATCGGGCGCGGGCAGGGGAAGAAGTCCGTCAGGCCCAGCGGATCAGCCTGGCGATCGAGCGGCGCATCCTTGTATCCGACAGCAACCCAGATCGCTTCCTTGGTCGTCTTGTCCCAAAGTTCATAGACCGTTGCGAGCTTATAGAGATGCGGCGGAAGCGGCGTCTCCTGGTCCTTCGTCACCTCGACCGGCATGTGATCGAGCTCGACCTGATCGGCTATCGGCTGGCCCGATGCTGTCTTGCCTTTGAACCGTGCGCGGAGCTGCTCGCGGCTCATATAGATGCGGCGCCAGACGAGGTGAACTTCCTTCCAGTTCCGCCCGAGATTGTGGCCGAAGTCCGAATAGGGAACCTCGTCAACCGCAATCCGCTCGTTCAGAACCTCGCGGACGACCTCTTCCTCGCTCTCGGGATCATTAGCCTCGCCTTCGTCATTCTTGATCGGGTCGCCGTGATCGACTTCCTTGCGAAGCCAGACCACGCCACGACCGGCGATCTGATAGTCGAATACAGAGCCATCAACGGCAGGCTTGAACTGGCCCATCTCCAGTGTGTAGGTGAGCGCGCGGTCCAGAACCTCTGCGGCTGTGGATGCAACGACATCTTCGGCATCCTTCCAGCGGCGCTCCACGACAGGAACAGGCACGCGGGCGAATAGAGCGGGTGTTTGCGTCTGGATGGTGGACCAGAGCAGGGCGTATTTCCGGCGCGCGGTCAGATCCTGAGAGACGCGGGCGTTACGATAGCGCTCGACGATCTTCTTGACCTTCTCCTGCCAGTCTTTGACGCCACGGTCATAGACGCGGATTTCAGTCAGGTATCGCTTGACCAGCCCGGCAGCATCATCGCCGAAGTCCTCGGGTGTCTCGGCTGAGCCACTATCATTGTCGCCTTCGGGGAGAGCCAAGCCTATTTGCCCTTCTTCGCGCCACGCCGCGCCACTGCATAGGCGATGGCGACGGCCTGACGGATCGGCTTGCCGCTGGCCCGCTCGGTCTTGATGTTCTGCGAGAACGCAGCTTTGGACTTACCGGACTTGAGCGGCATGATTGCACCTTGTTAGACTAACCGTTAGACTAATGGGATGGACGCACCGAAATGCAAACTCTGCGGAGACAGACATTATGGACTTTGCAGAAGCTTTATCGCGAAGCCTCAGAAACCCATGCTGGGAACTGCGCCTGCCAAAACCACACCTTCGCCACAACAAAGAGCCGGCTCTGATATCTCATCGCTTCCCGATAAAGAACGGCCTGACAATGGGCGAAGCCTTGGCGTGGCGGATGTGCCGCCCATCTCCGATATTCACCGCCATGAGCAGAAACCTGGATTTGATAGAGTCCGCTTATCAGCGAGAATACATGCGCAAGAGACGAGCCAAGCAGAAGTTAGTCTAACGCCGAACCGTCCCGCGCGGATGCCTCTGCGTCGGATCGCCGACTAGGCTGCGAATGATCTGGTTCTGGAAGTCGTAGGGCTTCGGTGGAGGCGGTGGCGGCGCTATCTCACGGTAGGCCAGAGCAAGGTAGGTAAACGAATCTGCGGCGTGGCTGCTCCAGTCGTGCCTGGGCCGCTCAACGAATGCCCGCTTCTTCTCATCATATTCAGCCCGGAACTGGCGCAAAGCCTCAATTCCGTCCTTCGTGTTCGTCCGATCGAACCAGCAGCGCGGCAGAACCATGCGCCCTGCGTTGATGCGATCAATCACCTTGCTGTCAGGCACCAGCCGAGGCTTCCGGCCTAATCCGATCAGCGTCTCGACCCGTGTCCGGCCCGTTCCAAGCTCCCGGACCTTCGCATCGTGAGGCACCCAATCATCCCCAGGCCTGTAGCCTGTCGCTCGGATGACCTTATCGTAATGCCCCAGGCCTTCGCTGTGGGCCTCGTAGAAGTCGATGATCCTGATCTGGCCTACGGCGACCTGGAAAAACCAAATCGCCGTGCTGTCGTCTATCCCAAGGTCCCAGACGGTATGAACGGGCAGGCTTGGATCATAGGGAACGTCCGTAACCTGGCCGGCGCGCTCAAGATCGGCGATCTCCTTGCCGAAGTAGGCGCCGATGATTGCCGCATCAAAGCTGCACTCGAATTCCTGGGCGTACTGCTCAGCCGTCATATCGCGTCGGGCGGCGATCAGCTCGCTCTCATGAACCAAGCCAGTCTCAGAGGCCCGCAGGATGGCGTGAAACCAATCCGGATCGGTCTGCGCCTTCTCGTACATCTCCCAGAAGGCATTCCGGCCCTTGGGGGTACCGATGAACGTTGCAGCGCCTAGCCTGTCAGCCAGCAATGGCCGGATCACGCCACCCCAGACACTTGGGGCCATGTCGGCGTATTCATCAAGAACGACGTGATCCAGATAGATGCCGCGCAGTCTGTCCGGATTATCAGCGCCGTAGAGCCTGATCCTGGCTCCGTTCAGCAGATCAACCCGAAGCTCCGTCTCATTTGGCGATGCGGCCAGCAGTGGCTCTGCATAGTGCTTGAGATAGCTCCAGGCCACGTCCTTTGCCTGGTTGAACCAGGGCGCGATGTAGGCGCTTCGCGGATCAGGCTTGTCGCAAAGCCATGTGCGCTTGACCAGATCATTGATGCAGCTAACCGTCTTACCTGCCCGACGATGGGCGACGATTACAGCGTGACGCTCGTCTCTGTCGTGGAATGGCCTGAATTGCGGGCGTGGCGAGTAGGGTATTATCCGCCTTTCGACGCGAGCCATCCAACCTCGATCTTGATGGGGCCGAGTTCATCATCGCCGCCAACAGGCTGAGATGGCTTACCATGGCCTCTGTCCAGGATTTCCTTGATCGCAGAAACGCGTGCTGCATCGCTATCGGAACTTCTGGCGATGCTCACGAGAATGCCCACGGCTTCCTCGGTGTATTTGTTTGCAATCTCTTTGATTGCCAGCGTTGCGTTGTTGCGTGTGCCGGGCTTACGTCCGCCCGTCTTTGGCAATCCCTTGGGTCTTCCGACCATTTCAAATCATTTCTATCTTGGATAATTCAACAGACATGTGTCGTAGTCTGTCTTCAGGCAGCCTCAGGCCCTTCGCCATCCTCAAGCACCGCATCGAACTCTGCTGCCTTGTCTGCGATCTGCTTGTCGCATTCAGCCTTGGTGCCGCTGTAGGGCACGAGCATGATGTGGCCGTTCTTGGTGCGGAGGCGGGCGACGCCTGACTGCTTGGGCTCATCGGTCATCAGTATGAGCCTTTGATGCCCTGCTGGCCCATGGCCTGGGCGACGGAATCCCGTGCGCTCATCTTGGCTGGGCCAGTGTTGCCGGGAGGCGCCTCAGGTGATTCTTCAGCCGTGCTGCCGTGCTCGATGTAGTTGGCGAAGGGAGCAATCTCGGGGATCTGCTCCATGATCTCGATGGCCTCGGGGCTGATGCCGTGCGTGAGGGTCGTGATGGCATCGGGGCCTAGCTGCTTGCATTGGTCTACGATGGACTGACCAACATCGCTGCCGGCGTCGGCGCCTGCTGGGTCGGGCATGCCGGGCTTATCGCCGGGGCCAGGAATCGGCTTGATCGCAATGGCAACTGCGCTCATGGGTGGCCTCACGTGCGAATGAGTTCAAACTCGACATTTGGAGGCGGGGGCAGAGAAACGACGCCGCCCTGCCATTTCAGAATCGCCGCAACAGCGAATCGCAGATAATAATCTCGCTCTGCGTCGTCGATGAACGCTCCATCGCCTTCCGGATAGGCTGAATAGATGCATTCGCCTTTAACATCAGGACACTGGACGGCAAAGGCTCCATGGCGCAATCGCAGATACACCCGACTCTTATCGCCGTCGTAAGCATCGTACTGCTCCGGGCATGCCTCGCAGGTGAGTATTAATTTGATCATGATCGGAAAGTTACCACACTGCGCGGGAATACCGGTCCCGGACAGGTGAGGGCGTCAAGCGGCGCTCGACACATAACTAACTGGAACACTTACCCTAACCTCGCGCCCGAGTAAAGACAAAAATACAGTTACATTCAGGATGTCGGCCTCGATGCAATGGCCCTCCTGATCCTTGAACGGACCATCGGTGATCTGCAGCTTTGAGCCGGGCTTGAAGTTCCGGACGATGGTGCCGGCGATCTCTTCAAACCCTCCATTGCGGGATTGCAAGATCAGCCGCTCGATCACCCCAGGCTCGATGGCCATCGGCGTCTCGGCATTGGTGGTGAGCAGGCGACGGATGCCGCGTGTGCCGTTGATGGAGCGCCAGCGGTCTATCTCCTGGTCAAACTTGATGAAGATGTATCCGGGAAACAGGGCGATGGTCTCGGAGATAAGCCGGCGCCTGCGTTTGACCGTGCGGGAGACGAGGGGAAGGAATGCCTCGTAGGCCTGATTGATCAGGTTCTCCATGGCGTACATCTCGGACGCAGGCTGAGTTGCAGCGGCGTACCAGCGTGTGCTCACTTCACTGTCCCCTCAAGCGGAATCATCCGGGCTGATGCTTGGTCTCTCAGATATCGGATCGTCGCCAATAGCCGCATGATGGTCGGCAGGTTATGCGTGAATGAGCCGTTGGATACCGCATCCTCCAACCGGTCTATCTCTTCCTCGGTCATGCGTTGGGCGTTCATCGCTGCTGACCGTAGTAGTTATATTTTGCCCACTCCTGAAGATTTTGAATCTGCGTCTGTTGGGCCTTTAGCGATTGATCCTGCGCCTCCCGCTGAGCTTTCATAAACCGCCCATGCGCATCCCTTGGCTGATGTCCAAATGGCGGAAACGCTAGCTCGCGGACCAGATCATGATGCTGCTTGATGAGCGCAGAGTACTCAACTTCCGCAATCATCCTCTGCTGTTCAGTCTCGTCCGCCCGGAAATACTGCCAGATCGCGACGATCCAGCCGATGATGCCAAGGCCGGCAATGACGATCAGTCCATCGGTGTCCATGATCAGTTCCCCTTCGCCACGGATTTGAGAGCGTTCTGAATCCGATAGCGGTATTGCTCGTCCCTTTCGCCAGCCTGGATGTTCTGCTCAACCACATCGTACCAGGCGAGGATTGCTCTGCGTGTCTCTCGGGGCTCGTAGGTCGCATATTGCTTCCGACCCTGTGCCAGACGATCGCGAGCACTCTTGCAGCCCTCAGGGATGGAGTTGGAGCAGTTTGGGAGGGGAATGCCGATGATGTGCAGGGCGGCGCCGAGTTGCTGATCGGTGAACTTGGCCAACGGATCGGTTGGGGCGATCATCCACCAGCCAAGACCGGCGACGACAAGTGCCGCGACGATGCCGAGCGAGACGTTTTTAGAGGTCATTTTAGGTCCTCGCATTTAGGTACAATCCGCCTTTCCGCTTAACCCCGGCTCCTACTTCAGAGCTAGCTTTCAGGGCCAGTGTCTTCCTCATCGGTATAACCACGATAGCTATCGAGACCCTTGCGAATCTCCGGGGCTCACCCCTCCCGGCTTCCAGATGAACGTTATCTGGACAACGTGCCGTGCGTATCGTCGTGGTTTCCGCTTCGGGCCTGGACCCTAAGCGCGGTCGGAAATCCCTTTCGGGCAAAGTTCCCGCCGATGACATCGCCCGTTTTACGATCTGGAACGGGCCGAACAGTGGGTGTCGTCAATTTTGCCCCTTGACCAAATGCCAGAAGGTCAGTATTATTGACCCGCTTTGGTTTCTGGCTCTTTCGGTCTTAGGGCGCGGGATGAGACTCCATCCTAACCGCTTCGCTTTTGACCCTCTCGGAATAACCGCCGAGGGGGTCAATTGCATTTAGGTACCGAGCACGAAGCACAGCCTCACGCTCAAGCATTGAACTATACATCGACTTAAGTGTCTGTGAGAACGGCAAAAGATCATTTATTTCGGCGTTAGCACGAATTGTCTCTGCATGCTCACGACGGAACTTTGCCACGTCTACCTGCTGCAACGATTCAATATCGCCATATCTGATCGCGTCCCATAAAGACGATCCCCATCCTTCCCTTAGGGCTACGAGACCAATTGGTGAACGGAATACGTCAGCTTCACTGACCTTTGCCGATGTGATCGGATTAGGCTCAAGCGGCAGCGGCGCCTGAATCGATGGAACATCCTCTGGGTACTCATCCATCCAACCGTAAGCGTTCAGCCAGGTCGCCGGATGCTTGATGAATCGTAGCTCTGTGCTCTCATACCGGCAGTGTTTCATGTAACGTTTCACACCAGCCACAATGTCGGCATGGGTAAAGCGCTTTGACTTGATGATGCGCTCATATGCCCGCTCAGCAGTCCCGCGACCGCGCTTCGTGCCGACGATGTCCCAGCATGCCCAGAAATGATCGAAGCTGCTCACGCTGCCATCCTCATCATCGGAGCGCACTCTTCCTGCCAGCGCAGGGCGACCAGTGCGGTGATCTGCCCGATCGTCGGGTATTGCATCTGCTTGGCGCCCAGGCTGCAGGCTATGTCCGTGGTCGTGAATCCATGAGCCAAGGCCCAGGTCACATACTCATCGGCAATCTCGCGAGCCTGCATGGATGTCATGCCGCCCACCCCGGATACTTCTCAGCCGCCTTGATCGAACCAGTAGCGCGCTGGCGAGACATGGCATGGTGATGGGCACAGTAGGATGATCCCGGCGCCCGTGTGCAGCCGCACCATTGCGTAGGACGATCCTTCAGGGCACCGAAAGGCCAGAGGCACCCTGACCAATCTTGGACTTCCTCGAGGGTGTATCCAGGGGATTGCTCCATTGGGACCTCCACGATTGTAGGGGGGCGGCGATGATGCGGCCTTTTGGGAAGGTATTCGGCCCTGAATGCAGCGTGAATCTCGACCTTCTCAGGGCTATATGCGTCCCGCCATTCCTCCACCACGTCATTGGGCATCCGGGCCAGAACGGCTTGTGGAAGAGGGCGGGGCTGACGAGGAGGGCGAGGCTGGCGCACGAAATCGCCCTTGATCGGCGATTCCCTCTTATCAAGGCCAAGCCTGTGGCTTTTACCGATGACACCGTTCTTGGTTATTCCAGGAAGGTGATCAGCGATCTGGCGGGCTGAGAGGCCTTGCGTCCAAAGCTGCTTCAGCGTCTCGACCATCTGGTCTGTCCAGACAGCACCGCTCATGCCGCATCCCCGAACAACGGCGTGTCGGCCTGGGCGACAAACCCAAGCGCCTCGGCGATCATGGTGCGTGTCGGTTCCCCATGCTTCCGAGTGCAGGGCTCGCCCTGAGCAGCCGGGCAGTTGGGGCATGGGACAGCGAGGGCCGGATCAGTCCAGCGCTTGCCGCGCTTCTGTTGCCAGACGACGCTCATGCCGCCACGCTGATCACATCGCGGACGGGCGTGACGATGATCTCGCACCCGGCAACGTCAGCCCAACGGACAGTAACTTCCTCGACGTTCTTGTCATCGTCGATGACGTTCATCGAGACGAGCAAATCCTCGGCGGCTTTGATGTAGTTACTAACATCGGCGTTCGAGCGCGGGCGCTTGACCGAGATATCCAGTTTGACCTTGCCGGCGACCTTCTGCGGATTCTGGGTGCGAATATCCCAACCCGCAGCACTCCACCATGTGGAATAGCGCTGCGTGCGGACGCGCTTCTTGCCGATCGTGGCAAACAGGTTGTTCGTGGACGGAGGGGCCGAGGCAAGGGTGATCGTGGTGCTCATTTGTCGTTCCTATCGATCCAGTCGGCCAGCCGTTCAGCCCAAGTCGAGAGGCGTTTGGCCGTCGCTATCAATCGCGCCCTTAACCATCGTGCGACGCTCATTCTGATCTGTTGCATTCCCCTCTAGCCTTTCGAGCCTGGTACGCAGCTCTGCGAGTTCTTGGCGGGCGGTAATGTCGCCCCACTTGGCTAGTATCTTCTTCTTTTCCTCGGCTTTACGGCGGATCGCCTCGCCCTCGTGCCACCTCGGAATCGTCTCACCGCAGTAAATGTCGTAGAGGCGGTTGAACGTCAGGCCGACCGACCGGGCGACCCGATGAAGCCAGACCTTCAGTGGCTCGCCAGCACCGACCGGAAAGGCCGCATCCTGGATTGCCTCACGCATGATTCTTCGCGTGTCGTCAGCCGTGATCGTCACTTTGCGCTCCGATTTTTCGGATTCGATGTCCGACATTAGTTCTCGCCCTCGTGTCATGGTCTTGAGGACGACACGAAGGAGTTACCCAATGACCACCGATCACTTCCTCACTATCGGCCAGCTCGTCGCAGCGATCCTGCAAGACCTCGACAAGCCGGCTTATCCGGAAGTGATCAGTATGGCGTTGTGGAAGAAGGCTCATCGCCGTCCCACCACGAACTCTATGAATGCCGGCAGCGGCGAACGGATCAGCGACACCAGCAATATGGTGAAGAATATGGCCGCACCGACCATGATGAGCGGAACTGCAACCACCATCCTCACCGCTGGCTCTCAGCCTGGATGATGACCTCACGGGCACCCTGGATCACTGCGTAGTTGACGCAGGCATAGGCGACAGCCCAGGCGGCAATCATGAAGAAGCGCCGCAGCCTATCTCTCCCTTGGGCTGAAGCTCGGGCGTTGACAGCACGCGGCAAGAAGGACGGGGAGGACATCCTTGCGCGCGATCGAGACCCGATGCAGTTGTCATTGGCGGTCATGGTCCGTCTGCCTCTGGTTCTACAGCGGCGTCCGTTTCAACAGGCATTATCGGTACGAGCGCGAAATGCACCTCACACCCGAGAGCCCATGCGACATTGGCGAGGAAGCTGACCTTGACGACCTTCGCGATTCCGTCGCGCGCAGACAGCACGCGCCAGATAAATTGTTCTGACTCCCCGATTTTTTTGGCGAGGTCGGGAACAGTAGTTTCAGAAGTGGCGAGGGCGCCATGAATTACAGAAGCAAGTCGGTGGTTAAGTAGCTGAACGGAGGTTTCTAGGTCGGTGGCCATAATTTACCCGTCGGTCCCACTCGCAAATTGTGTTTATTAGTCGCTTTTGTGTGATTACAACGAGTTACCCTGGTCCAGGTTACTCGGCGTTCAGCATATTCGTGGTTGCTTACCCCAGAGAGTTGTGAATATCCTGATGGCTTACGGCGACACCGCCGGCTCTTTCGTGGCGATGCCGAGAAAATCAGGACCGGTCTTGAAGCCGCCCGCTTTGGCGAGCGCCTCGACGGTCGCACGCCAGCGCCAGGGGATCCCTCGACCATGCCAATTGCAGACGACATTCGGCTTAACGCCAAGTTTCTTAGCGACCGCAGTCGTGCCGCCGAGGTGTCTGATAAGTTCGCGTGTATCGTTCATAGGATCGAAGACTACACGCACCGTGAAGTCGATGCAAGCCAAAAACGTGAATCGCCAGCACTGGCAGAACTTCACATATTCCAGGGTATCGAATCTGACCTTCCCGGGAGAGATGTCTTGGACGAAATAGCAAGGAGGCTACGCATCGCGAAAATCGCGACCGGTCTCAGTGCTCGAGAGCTTGCAGCCCGGCTTGGTGTCGGTGAATCGGCGTTTAGCAACTATTGCAACGGCACTCGACCGCCCAGCGTCTATGTGATGATGCGGCTTTCAGAGCGTTTTGGTATTACCCTCGAATACATATATCTCGGATCATTTGCCGGATTGACCATGTTGGTGGCTGAAAAGATCAGGGCCGCCGAAGCTCAGGTCGATCAGGAAGAAACTCAGCCCCCTAAAGCACCTGAAGGTCAGAAGAAGGCAAAACCTTAAGGCATGTGTTCAGTGGTGAGGTGAGGACAGACTTATCCCGCCCGTAGGAATAAGCCTGTTTCTGTGTTCAGCGGAGCCGGTACAGTTTCAGTTAGGCATTCGCGCGCCATTGCCTGGCTCGGGGGCGGTTCCCCAGACTCCCGATTGCTGCGCGGTCTTTTGCGGATTGTAGACGCATGGGCTGCCCCACCCATACGCCATCGCGGCCTTAGTTTCACGACGGGGGTCGGTCGACCTTAATCCGGCGCCCCCGCCGACGGCCTGCCCGGACATCCACCCGCCACCTCTCGATGCGCGAGATCTTCCTTATTGGGCTGTATGGGCCGCTATGTCGGGGACTGAGCACAAATAGGCTTGTAGATTTTATGCGTTTAGCGCATATGCCTACTCAGGATTCGTGGCCCGGTACCACAGAAATCCAGAAGGGCGCGTGAGCTGACAGGCTCCGCGCCTTTCCGCGTTCTGGAGTCTATCGACTCGAATGCGGGGTTGCAAACAGGCAGTTCACATTTAGTGCGCAAATCGTACGAGTGATGTCCTGTTTGTTCGCCAACAGTTCTCAAATCATTGCGATTTAAGCTAATTTTATTGCGTCGCGCCGTGTAAGTGACTCCTAGCGTACACTTCACGGAGCGTGAAATAATTGTTGCAAAGCTTCACGGTCCGTGTAACACTCTCCCTATCGCAATGATGGGGACGCGCCGTGACAACCAATCCTCTAACCGATCTCCTGATCGACATAGCCCGGGCTGGCATGAACCAGCCGGCCCCCGGTCGGCCCTACACGACGGCTGGCGGCCAACAGATCACCATCAAGACCAGCTTCGATTACCCGCCCATTCCGATCCGGTCCATGGACTGGTCAGCCTATGACGCCAGCACCTATTGCGGCTGCGAGGAATGCAATTACCCGGTCGGTCGCGGCGCGACTGAGGAAGAGGCTGTCCGCGATCTCATCGAGTTGATCGAAGACAGGGAGGAAGGGTGATGCACATTCACACCTTCCAATTCGAGACCTTCTGGGCCGCGATCCGTCTGGATGCGCCGCTCGAAGAGTCCACCGTAGGTCGGGGCGAGACGACAGCCGAGGCGATCGATGATCTGCTGGACCGGCTGCAGGATCGTGCGGAGACGGTGCAATGAGCCGCCATCTCATATTCTTCCTGCCTGCCATTCTGATGGTGCTGGTGATCCTATGCCTGGAGTTCGCACCATGACCCGCTACTACTCCAAGCACGGCTGCGTCATCGTCGGCTCGACCGAGTTCAGCGTGGAACTCGATGTCTCGGATGACGAGGTGCTGATCGCCTCAGCCTTCGTCCGCACGCCCAAGACTGGCGCCATGGGCACGCCGTTCGATGTGGACACGATCTATGCCCTATTCGCCATGCGGAACGGGAAGATCATTCCACTGGCTGATTACATCGTCGATGAGGTGATGGAGTTCGGCGAGAGGGATGCGGCGTGATGTTCGCGCTCAATTTCACACTATTCATTCTAAGCCTGCTGGGGGTTGCGCCATGAATACAGTCCGCCAATACACAGAGCCTGGAGTGCATCACAGTATAGTGGCGCACGGGATCATCCAGACATCTACCGTTCGTCACGTCTGGGATTTTTCAAAACCCAAGCGGCGCCCGATTCTGGGATCAGCCTTTATGGGCCTCATCCTCTCAATTTGTGCCTTCGCGCTGATCCTGGAAGGCACGCTTTGGATGGTGCGGCGATGAGCGATTTCTTCGATCATAGCTGGACGGAACACTGCCGGCGCCGATTGCAGGAGACATCCCTTGCCGCTGCTGCAGTCCTCATCGATGTGGAGGCTCACGCGATGATCTGGACGTCTGACATGTGGATGCTGGACAAGGCCATCGCTGATTTGAAGGCGGCAAAGGCGCTGCATCTGGCGCGGTTGGCCGAATACGACAAGAAGGATGCAGCATGAACATTCACGCCCTTGAAGTCTCGCGCCGAAATCGCTCCATCCTGCGTGAGGAATTACTTCGACGCTGGCCTGAACTGGCCGAGGACGATCGCGCGCTTAACGACAGCCTGGACGGCCTGTCCGATCTCGATACGCAGATCGCCACAGTCGTCCGCTCGATCGATGAAGACCGCATGCTGATCTTCGGCATCGAGGCCCGGCTGGAGGAACTGACGGCACGCGCACAGCGGCTCGAGCATCGGGCCGAGGCGAAGGAAAAGGCCATCCTCCACGCGATGACGGAGGCCGGTATGAAGAAGATCGAACTCCCCGATGGGACGATCTCCGTACGGCAGAATCCCCCGTCTTTGGTTGTGACGGATGAAGCCGCCGTTCCTGATCTTTACTACATCTATCCTCCAGCCCCGGAACCAAGGCTCGATAAGCGGACGATCCTGGCTGATCTCAAGATTGGCGAGGCCATACCAGGATGCGAGTTGAGCAACGGAACTGTAAGCCTTCAAGTAAGGAAACGCTAAATGGCCTCTGACAATCTTTCGATCTGGCGAGCGCTGGAAAAGACCGATCCGGCAGCGACAAAAGGCTTTAAGCGCTCTGGCGGCTTTGTCGGAACCGCGACCAAGCCCATCTGGAACATCAAGCGCATGACGGAGCAGTTTGGTCCCTGCGGCATCGGCTGGGGCATGACAGAGCCGCAGTTCAATGTGCAGAGCGCCGATGGCGAGCTTTTGGTCTTCTGCACCGTTGGCCTCTGGCATTCCGGCGACAGGCTAAGTCTCGTCTATGGCGTCGGCGGCGACAAGATCGTTTCCAAGCGCCAGTCCGGCACCTTCAACAACGACGAAGCCTTCAAATCGGCCTACACGGACGCGCAGTCAAACGCCATGAAGCAGATCGGCATCGGCGCCGACATCCACATGGGGCTGTTCGACGATCACAAATATGTTCGTGAGGTGGACCAGGAGTTCCGCGCCGCTGAGCAGGCCGAACAGGTTGATGTCCGCGAGGTCGCCTGCAATCGCATCATCTCCGCCCTCCGGTCTTGCGAGGGCACCAATCAGGAATTCCTGGCATCGACATGGAAGCGCCATCAAGGCGAGATTCTGGTGATGAGCGCGGATCAGATTGCTGCCGTCACGAAGGTCAAGGATGAAGTCAAGGCGAAGCTCTCCATCCGGAGCGCAGCATGAACCTGCCCACCGAGGAAGAACTGCGCGAACTGGTCCGCATGGGGATCGCGGATGCTGCGATCGGAGAGCGCTACGGAGTGCACCAGCGCGAGATTCAGAGGATGCGTAAGCGGTTAGGGATCGCGCCCTGTCACCCGCAATATTCCAACGGCGCCTTCATTGCATTCGAGCGCGAAATCAGAGCGCTGATGGAAAAGGACGCAGAGAAGAAGCTTGCCGGCTATCGGTTTGAGGATTCACCGGCAGCAATACGCGCGCAGGCTGGAGGATATGGACAGCTACCGCCTCGGGCTTCTTTTGGGACCCGTGGCGGGTCGATGGTTATGGTGGAGAACTGCTAGCCATGTCCATGACTGACGACACGCTCAGCGAACTCATCGGCGATCCGGCTTTAATCGAGACGCACGAGATTGCCCTTGAAGTTTTGGACACACTCGATGCGGAGATTGCGCAGATACAGACGCAAATCGATGCGGCGACGATCGAGGCCAATATCAGGCCGCTTTCGTCTGATCGTCGCGCCTGGCTGCAGCGCGCCGCCTATGCCTGCGCCATGCGCCGGAATGAACGCCACCGGGTGATCCAGCGCGACAAGGAAATACGCGGCACGAAGTTCAATCAACCGAAGAAAGACCCGGCTGAAGGAATTGCCAAGCAGGAACGCCTACGCGTCGAAGCCGAGGTCAAGCGCATGACGAAGGCCGCAGAGATTGAACGGCAAAAGACTATGCAGTTGGAATTGGAGCAAGAGCGCCGGAAGCTGAATGAGCGCAGAACCTTCAACCACAATTTCCAGGCCGTCGCCAAGCGCCTGCTTCCCCCTTCGACCTATGCCGAGATTGTGTCCGCTGCCAACAATATGATGGAAGTGTCATGACTATCTCCGAAACCGTCAAACAGTCCGCGATGGAAGTCGTGATGACATCGCTGCGCAAGTCCAAGGATGGGATTGTGCTGAGCGTCGTAATCCATCCGTCCGATATCAGGCGCGAGATTCTAACCGACCCGATCGGCCAGCGATACATGATGGCCCTGGTTCCGATCGGGGATGATGAACAACCGAATACGGTCTCTGGCTCAGCCCCCGCTGAAGCGTCAACCACCGTAGGCGAGCCTGAAGAGCACAGAGATAGGGCCGCTACCAGATCAGAGCGCAGCAAGCAGGCATATGCCCAATCCAGCCCCGCGATGAAGGCCGTCGTCAGGGCTGCGATACTCTGCGAAGACCCGCTTTTCCAGACATGGATGGATGCAGATGACAGCGACCAGGCTGCCATCGAGGTCCGCAAATACTGCCATGTTGATTCCCGCGCTGATATTTCTAAGGACGAGCGGGCGCTTCGGCTGTTCCTTGAGCTTGAGGACAGGTTCCAGCGCAGCCGCCCCATGCTGGAAGTGGTCGCGCGATGATGCATGATGCGAAATTTAGGTTTGAGAATCTTTATATTCCTGAGCCAAATTCTGGTTGTTGGCTTTGGATCGGCGGCCTAGACGGACTCCATATGGGATACGGAAGATTCAGGCTCAAAGATAGACAAATACCTGCTCATAGAGCTTCATGGCGGATTTATCGTGGAGCAATTCCAAAAGAAATGTGCGTTCTGCATCGCTGTGATGTTCCGATATGTGTAAATCCTGAACATCTCTTTCTTGGTTCCAATTCTGACAACATGAAAGATAGAAATAAAAAGGGGCGGCAAGCAAATGGTATCCGCCATTCACGGGCTTGCCTAACTGAATCTCAAGTTCAAGATATTAGACTAGATCGGAGAGGAATTAGGGCTATCGGTCGAGTCTATGGAGTAACTCATCATACTATTTATGCCATAAAGGCCAAAAAAACGTGGCGACAACTTCCGTGGCCTATACAGAGGGAAAATCAATGATAAATGGCCTCAATGTCTCATGTATCGACCATATTCCCACTGCCGCTGAGATCATGCGCTTCCTGCCTAACGGAGGAACCGTGAGGCAAGTTGAAGGTGGCGGATGGCATCAAGTCGAACTGGTAAAAGGCCAATACGCCCTGACTGCAACGAGCCAGACGCTCTATGCTAATGTCGCGGCAGCAAACGCTCAAAACCTTGTGACGCTGGCATTCGGAAACAAGCTCTGTACGCCGACCAATATGAGCTTTCCGGTTAAGATCGATGACAAGGGCGCGATCGTCTATGACCGCTCGGCAGAGTTCGCAGCCTATGCCGCATGGATGGCCAAGAACGTGCCAAATCTGGCAGCGGTCAGCATCTACAATGAGGCCAACGGATCGTTCAACGATGGTTCCCCCGCCGTGCGCCAAGCTGAATATGCAATGCTTCTGCGTGCAGTCGTACCCGCCGTTCGTGCAGCAAATCCATCGGTTAAAATCATCGCGGGCGCTTCCGTAGGCTGGAATATCGACGGGCTTTTCAAGCACATCGACGCGCTATTCAGCCTGAAGCAGATAGACTATCTCGACATCCATCCTTACCTCAACGCCGACCACCTCGATACCTTCGCCCAGCAGATGGCACGCATACGGGCGGCTGGGATCGTGAATCCGGCCTTCTACACCGAGCACGGCGGACCGAACGCCAAGGCCATGGGGCCGAACTATTGGCCATTCTTCAAGAAGATTTGCGCTGCCGATTCCATCCCGCCAGCCGGGGCGAACTACTTCCTGCTTCGGTCGACCGAGAAGTTTGGATCAGGGCTTGTCGGGATAGATGGAGCGGAGACGGATTTGGGGAGGTCGTGGGGATGAGCCTAGCGCAGATCCAAGACGAAGAGTTCTATACACCCATCGAGGCCGCTGGAGCGATCCATCCATCCGTCAAGGAGGCTGCCATCCGGTCGGCTATTGACGACAAGCGGCTCCCCGCGCGAAAGCTAGGCCATGCCATTCTGATTCTCGGCAGTGATCTTAAACGCTTTGTCGTGGAGGACTCCCTCGTATGCCCGTCGCGAGTGGCGGACCTCGCCTTAGACTCTTCGGACCCGACAGCAAATACGGCGCCAAGCCCAAGCGGACATTCACCAGATACCGCTGGTACATCGTCTGGCGTGACGGCCAGAAACGATGCGAGCTTGCAACGGGCGCTGAACGCCTCGAACGCGCTAAAGCGGACAAGGCGCTCATTGACTTCCTCTCCGGTCGCCTCAAGCCGCGCGTCACAGAAAAACCAGTCAAGCACGAAAAGCGCAGACGTGATCCGTCTGAAGTCTGGATCGCCGATCTCCTGACCTTCTACGCCGATAACCTTCCGAAGAAGGTCAAGGCCCGCGAGCGGGTCGCCTATGCGATCGATGCCCTGCTGACCTATTGGGGTGACAAGAAGGTTTCCGACATACACGGCGAGACATGCCGCGAGTATGCCGAGCTCCGCAAGCTGGCGCCGCGCCGGGACGATCGCAAGCAGCGTGGCGATACCCCACTCTCCCCAAAGGCGCACAAGGACCGAGCGGACAACACCATCCGCCGCGAGCTCGGCGTTCTGGAATCTGCCGGTAACTTCTACGTCCGGGAAGGATGGCTTATCGCCTTTCCGCCAATGACCCTGCCAGAGCCAGGGCCGATCCGGGAGCGATGGCTTACCAGGAAAGAGGTCGCCGCGCTCATCCGGGCCGCCAGGGCCGACAAGCGAGCCCGTCCATATCTCCCACTCTACATTCTGATCGGCCTCTACACCGGCGCTCGGCCTGGCACCATCTTTACCCTTCAGGTTCGGGATAATACGACCGGCGACGGCGTAATCCGGTGGGACGACAACATCATCGATTTCCTGGGCTTCCGGAACCAGACATCTAAGACGAAGCCGAAGATCCAGATCCCCCGGCGCCTGCGCAGATTCCTGAACTATGCCCGCCCGAGGGTTAGGCGCTACATCATCGAAACTAAGCGGCGCTATCGCGGGCCAGACGGCAAGGTCGTTCAGGGTGAGCCGATCAAGGATATCGGCAAGTCCTTCGCCAGCGCCGCCAAGCTGGCTGGGCTAGGCGAGATCACCCCCTATACCCTGCGCCACACGACATGCACATGGATGAAGCAGAGGGGCATTCCGTCCTGGGACGTCGCCCAGTTCGTCGGCACATCGGAAGAGATGATCGAACGCCATTATGGCCACCACGATCCCCATCATTCCAGGGCGACCGCTGCCTTCGATTAATCCCCCCGGAAAATCCCCCCTTGATACCCGAAAATAGGGGGATTTCGTTGAAAATACGGAGGGGAAATGGTACAAAACCCTATGATTTATAAGGAAACACGGAAAGCGGACTGCCCTCCGAAGGCAGAGGTCACAAGTTCGAATCTTGTCGGGTGCGCCAATCGGATCAATGGGTTAAGTAGTAAGTGGAAGAAACGTCGATCCGATAATCCCCCCGGAAAATCCCCCCATGGGCCTCGGGCGATGATGCGGGTCATGGCTTCTTCTTTGCAATGTGAGCCATCCAGGCTAACAGGCCGGCACTGCCGAGATATGCCCAAATCAGCGTGGCCCACATCCAGAATTCATCTTGCGCGCGGGTCATGGGCGCTCCGGGCGTTAGGTGTTTGAATCCCAGTGAGCCAGATCGGCTGCGCTAGGGTCATAGTGATCTTTGACGCTCCAGCGGCCATTCCGCCAACGGAAGTACCGACGCCCCGCGCCGATATACCCGATGCGCTCTACCTCAACGTCTGGATACTTGGGGCGAAGCGCCTGGACGTTAGCCTTAGCTTTGCGCATTGATCCGGGAATTCCCCAGACGGTAGCACCGCTAACTGATTGATAATGATAGAACATCGCAAATTCTGGGCGGTTGTCAGGGGTTAATCTTCTCGACCCAGATGCCCTCGAACTGCGTAACAGCTCGGGCGGCACGGATCAGGTCATCCCAGGCGATATCGAGCGGCGTTCGCGGCTGGTCCGGTGACAGCGGAAGCGCCGCCAAGTCACAGACCGCAAAGGACAATTCGTCGAACGTGTCTTCGTTTGGGCGAGGCATCGGGCGCTCCGGGGGTCAGATGTTGGTTTCAAATCTCGCCGAGTACCCGATACGCGAACCGCCAAAAACGGCTCTTGTCGGCACGGGCTCGACGCTCGTTCTCTGCGACCTTCACAGCGACCAAACCTCTCCATTCTCGGTCCAGTTCGGTGGGACGCGCGTCGGCTTTATCAGCCGCCCTACGAGCGGCGATTTCGGCCTTCAGATCCTCGATCTGCTCCTGCGCCAGGATATAGGCGACGTTGAAAGCCTGATCTTTGGTGAGGCTCACCGTCGCGTCGGAACCGCTGCCGTCTTTGACCCGCAGCACGCGCCACTCGCCATCTGCCCAGGCCGAGACGGAAGCATTGGGCGGAATGTGCCAAGTCGGCACTTCGCCATAGGCGATCTTGCGACGATTGAACTCCGCGATTGCCTCGTCACGATGCGGGCCGAAAGCCTTTTCGCACTCGTCGCATTCTGGATTTCCGCAATCATATACAGGCACTTAGGGCCTCCGGGCGGTTGTTGATGGTTAGGGCCAACAGGCCCAGATGACGAAGACGTGCCACGCGACAATGATTGCCAGCGCGAGCACGCCATCGACTTTTCGCTTGTCGTATTCGATAGGGGGATCGCGATCACGCGCGGTCCATCCCAGCGAAGTAGGCGGCAGCAGTCTCCGGTGACTCGCCTACTTCGTAAGCGCCGCGCGCATCGCCGAAGTTCACCTGATCAAGACCGCGCTTGGCCATTTCGGCGTTCAGCATTTCCCACCACGGCATCAGCTTCGTGTTCCGGTAAGTCGGAATGGCGGTCATGTTGCGCAGGCTACGGTTCGGATGATTGGTCACTGTCTTTCTCCGCCCCTGTTCATCGGCGAGGCGCCCTCGACGAAGACACAATAAGGCTATTCCGCGACCTATGTCAACCAAAATAATATGCGATTGACATCGTAACTCATATGCCTTACGGTATGCGAAATCATACTGGATTGCCACCGCATGCTCGACGCGATATCACCGGCCATGGGCCGAAAGCTTAAGTTCCCCGAGAAAGCCGTCTGCGCCTTCCCGCGCGGCACGTTCGCAGCAATCGAATCGGTGATCGGAGAGACGGAGGACCGGACGGATTTCGTCCGTGAGGCTGTCGCCCGAGAGCTAGCCAGGCGCGAGCGTGGTAAGAAGACGGCGGCGGAATAACTTCCATGTGCCGTATGGGGATTGACTGTTGGAAACCTTGTCGCCGTGAGCGCGCCGAAGCTCGAAGAGATGCTGGACGCTACCCAGGGGTACCGGATCGGCTATGCCCGCGTCTCGACCGATGAGCAGTCCCTTGACCTCCAGGTCAACGCGCTGGAACGGGTCAAGTGTCTCCGCATTTTCACGGAGAAGCTGTCGGCCACGAAGGCGCGGCGCCCGGAGCTTGACGAAGCGATCAAGAACCTTCGCCCCGGCGACACGTTCATCGTGTGGCGGCTCGATCGGCTGGCGCGCGGGCTGCCTGAGTTGATGCGCCGGCTGGACCAGATATCGGCCAAGGGCGCCGGCTTCCTGTCCCTGACGGAGCGGTTCGATTTCAGCACGGCCACCGGCAAGCTGATCCTGAACATCCTTGGGACCGTGGCCGACTTTGAGCGCAACCTGACCATCGAACGGACCAAGGCCGGGCTAGCCGCTGCCAGGGCGCGCGGCGTGAAGTTCGGCACTGAGTTGAAGATGACCGACGCCAAGATCGAGGCCATCCGGCAGCGCATCCTGAACGGCGAGAAAGCCATGGACGCGGTCAAGGCCGAAGGCGTCTCGATGGCCAGTTTCTACAGCAAGTTCAAGGGCGGCAAGAAGGCCATCCTTCGAGCGAAACCAACGGAATAGGAGCGATTATGCCCATGGAATATAAGAACGTTTCCCGGCCGGGCGACATCCCGCGCGATCAGCACTTCGCGATCTTTGAGGGGAATTCGTTCTACATTCCCGGTGATGAGCGTTCGCGGACCAACCCAGGCCACGGCTATCCGGCCTCGACGGAGTACACGATCAGCTATCGCGCATATTCCAACCGGGCGGAATGGGAGGCCGAGATCAAGCGACTGTCCGAACGCCAGAAGGACTTTCGTGCCTGCGTTGTGACCCCAGCGACGATCACGACATCGGTCGATGTCGCTGTCTCAACCCCTAACTGACGAGCAATTTCGATGTCCAAAAAGCTGACCGACGCCATGTGTCACGATCTCGCCAAGCACTTCCTGGCGGATGTGAAGGATGCAACCGGCGAGGACGAAAATGAGCTTGCCGAACAGATTCAGGAGCTTTGTGAGAACTTCTGTCAGGAGGCTGCTACATGAAGGAAGGCACATGGACCAACGGCAAGCAGACAGTGCGAGGCTGGTGGGAATACCTCTGGGCGGCAGACAAGTTCGTGGTTGAGCTTGATAGCCGCGACCGGATCACCGGCCAGCCCAGACGCATGGTCCTGTTTGGCGGTGACTCACCTGAATGGGGCAAGTGGAAGCTTGTCCGTAACCCCTAACAGACGAGCGACATCATGGCCAAGGCAATGAAAGATGATCCGGCTGGCTGGCGAGCGAGATTCAAAAAGGCCGAAGATGCCTTTTGGCAAGCGAGGCGCGCCGGTAGTTCTGAGCGTGTCGCTATCGCCGCCGCTCTGGATGAAGCGATGGCCGATTTTGCGCCGATCAACAAACAATAACGGAGGATCGGATGTCCCGGACCTATCGCAATTGGCTCAAGCTGGTCGACGAGTTCCCCGATCTGCGCTGGAACCTGGAGTTCAAGCTCGACTATTTCATCGTCTCACGAATCAGCATCTAGGGAGCGACCATGGCCATGCCCATCCTTCAGCTTTGCCAGGATTGCGGTGAGCCCATGAGCGCCGAGGACATCGAGTTTTACGAATATCGATGCGACCGGTGCGAGAAGATTTGGTTCTATACGCCCGGCAGCGCGGACGAGAAGTTCGCCCCTGCCATCCCGCAAACCATCAACTGACGAGCCCGCGATGACCGACTTCGCGCCATGTCCATTCTGCGGAAACACTGATCCATCGATCATTCCGGATCTACCAACCAGTGAGTACAGCGGAAAGCGCTCAAAGGCTTATATCGAGTGCCTGAAGTGTGAGTGCGTATGTTGCGAAGGCGTGACGGTCGCTGCAGCGACTGAGCGCTGGAACAGACGCTTCATCAACCCCTAACAGACGAGAGTTCGGCGTGCCTCACCCTGACCAAGCATGGTCGCTGTATTACGTCACGCCACGCGGCTATGACGGCGAGCCGTGCCGGCATTCGGGTGGTCGCCGATCACGTATCGGACCCTATCCGGGATCAGCTCGAAAGCAATTCATGATCCTGGTCGATACCTGTGGATGGTGCGGCAGGGTACTACGTTCGCATGAAGATTTGACATGGCAGCAATATGATTGGGTGAGGCGGTCAAATGCCCACCGCGAAACCAACGAGTAGGAGCATTTTCAATGCCGTGGCCTGCCTACGTCGCCGGATATCGAGACTTCTTCCAGACCTTCCGTGGTCAGGAATGTGTAGTCGTTTTTCGGACAAACGACCCCGGCGATAGCTGGATCGCGCCGCTGAACGAGGATGGCAGCCATGGCGAGGCGTTCGCCGATCTGACCGAGGATGAGGAAACGTCGCTCATGCAGGCGATCGACGATTTCCGGTTCGATGATGCCTCTAACGATTATGACAGCTAGGAGGATCGGCCATGAGCGTCGATCTATTCGGACAACGCCATACCGATGAAGCTGGGGGCGCTCGGGGCTACCTACCGGGTGAACGCGTCGAGAGACGCTTCCCTGGTTATGTCCTTCTCTGGGATTGGGAGTGGAATAAATGGCGTCGCTACGATGATCCACCCCGCAAGATGTTATCTCCAACCAACGACTTTGACGGGCGATTCTGACGAATGGCCGATCTAAATAAGTTGAGTCCTGCCGCGCTCAGTGCAGCCATGAAGGGCGGAACAGAAGCCTGGGGCCAGTGGGCATCTTCGGCCCATCATGTCCGCTATATCGAAGCCGCGCCGAATAGGCGAAGGCGATGCCGTTGCGGGTGCAAGGGCGCGAGAACTCATCTTGGAATGTGCAATGGAATCACCCTAACCAGCGGCTGCGAACTTTCCGTTCGCCGCTGGGTGACGACCAACAGCTAGGAGCGTCCAAGTGCCTGATTTAACACCGCTCTTTTGGCTCGCTGGCTTCGGCATCTTCGTCGGTATTCCGCTGGCGATCTGGAAGTTGATCGATATCGGGCTTTGGTTGAGTCAGCATTTGAGCTGGAGCTGAGATGACGCTGAAGGAAAAAGCCCAGGCTATGCGCCATGCCATCGACATGATGGAAGGCGCGCTCATGGGGGCCGAGAGTCTGACCGGGCTTCCCGAGAAGTGGGGCGAGCCCCGCCACCGGCCCGAGATTATGGTGTCGCCCGCAATGACCGCCGGACAGGTCTATCGCATCTATGATGCCATGACCGAACTGACGCGGATCATCAATTCTCCCGACTTCAACCTCTAACAGACGAGCCCGCGATGACCTGGACTCAAGATGATATCGACGCCGAGGTGTTTCGGGATTCCGATGAGCTGACCGACGAAGAGATGGCCGAGGAAGAGTGCGGCAGGTGGATCAATGGCAAGCTGGGCAAGCTCTGCACGAAGGCCGGGTCCGAGGAATGTGATTGGGTGTGTCTGCTCAGCGGCGCACGAAGTGACAGATAGGGAGCGATTTTGGCCCTCCACGAACAATGTGTTGGCGCGACAGACGAGTGGTACACGCCGCCTTATGTCTTTGAGGCGCTTGGTTGCCGCTTCGATCTCGACGTGGCGCATCCTGGACTGCCGCGCGCTGCATGGGTACCAGCCGACGACCTTCTGACTACTGGTGCCTTAGAGCGTCCATGGGAAGGCTTCGTTTGGATGAACCCGCCGTTCGGCGCGCGTAACGGGATTGTTCCGTGGCTGGAGAAGTTCGTCATGCATCATGACGGGATCGCGCTCACTCCTGACCGTACGTCGGCTCCGTGGTGGCAAGAATATGCGGAAAAGATGGATCTGATCCTATTCGTGTCGCCGAAGATCAAATTCATTGATGCGGATGGCGCTGCAGGACCGTCGCCGGCCCAAGGCACGACGCTCATGGCACTGGGCGATCAAGCATGTTGGGCGTTACGCCGAGCGGCTGCGGTTGGGCTAGGCAGCCTGTTCCAGCCGATCAAACAAGCAGCATAGGAGCAATTTCGAATGAAGCGGACGCTAGAGGATGGCGCTGAAGTCTGGGTTGAGGACCCGGTTCATTGCTGGTTCGGCCTCTCCTATGCGGCCTATCTGGTCATACCGAGATTGGCCATGGAGGCAATGCCGCTCGATTGGCAGAAGCGTTTCGTCGCCCTCATGGATGAAGCCGAAGCCGCTGGGCTCGAAACGCCCTCAGATTACACTGTCATGCGCCGTGACCACGGACGCTTTATCGCCGATCCGTGGCGTGACTATCGACGTGGCGACTTTGCCGAGGTTCACGGCAAGCCGCTGCGCACCGAAACCCCTAGTTGACGAGGATCGGATGACCAAACAAGAACAAATGGTTGAGCAGCTCAAGGCGGTCGCTCATCTCGGAAATGCCATCGGCAAACTCTATGAGGAGTTGGCGCTTGTCTACTCAAGCGTGCCGCCCCGCGATGGCGTCCTATTGGACGTGATAGGGAACCGAACGGCATCGATGATGGAAGCGCTCGGCGACATGCTGAACGCAACAGATTCCGCCGTAGAGGATGACGAGTGGCTGACTCCGATCTTCGAGGAAGCCCACCGGATTTGGCCGCAGTCGAATCAACAGTAGGGGAGCATCGGATGCCCGAGGATACGAGGTACTGGATTTCCGAAGCTTGGTCCGCTCGCAAGAGCGCGGACGGGACGCACCTCGTTCCCGACGCGAAAATCTCAGGCACTGGAATTTCGTGGTGCCCGAATGATGACGCCGCCAAAAAAATGACCCGCTTCTGGCTTGAAGAGTACGGCCGAATTGGCAAGGGCGAACCGTTCTTCGTGGTAGAGGCCGAATTCAAGCTGTCGGTGGCTTCCGATGAGCAACCTTCAGCCCCAGAACAAGCAGCATAGGAGCGCCCGATGCCCGAGACGCCAAGACATAGCCAGGACTGGTACGACGGTTACCACGCGGGGAAAGCGGGTTGCGTCTTCGCGGAAGATGTTCCGGCAGACTATCTGGTCGGATGGATGGTCGGGCATCGCGACAGGCAGAACGACGAACTCATTGACCAGATCGAGGCAGACCTTGGCCTCGTGAACGAACAGTAGAGGAGCAATTGTGCCCGCTTATTTCATGAACACAGATGGCATGTGGCACCTCGACGAAAAAGGGGAAACGGTTCGGATCGGCGAACCCGTTCGGATATCGTATGCTTTCCGTTGGACAGAGCGATCTGGAACAATCAACGGGGTGCAGGCACAGCCGGTCCCACTCCACGATCTTGACGCCCGTCGAGACGCATGGTTCGGCTGTTTGAAGTCCGCAATCATGATGGGCTGGACTCCGGTTAGATGGTGGCAATGGTGGCGGTCGAACGATCAGCCGCGAAATTGCCGACTACCGCCTGAATTAAAACCAACGGAATAGGAGAGTTTCATGGCCACGGTTCAGCAGAAACTCTACTCGGCCAGCATCCTGATCGCGGCGTGCGCCGTGCTCAGTCGAACGTACACTCTAGGTGAAGGCGCTAAAGCTGGAAGTGCGCCGAGCTTGACCGATAGCGGGGTCACTCCGGACACTGATCCCGCGACCCGACAAGCTCCCGAAGGTTCGAGTCCTTCTTCACCTGCCAACCCCTAACAACGGAGCAGCGCGTGAGCGAGCCACTCAAGCCACTTCCGGAGCGTGTCGCGCTGGCGATCCATAACGCGCGCTACCATCCTGACACCGGCCCTATTGTACCGTGGTGCCATGAGGCTGCCCGCGCGGCGGTGGCAGAGGTCGTGACCGAGATGAAGACAATCGGCAGCGATGGCTGGTGGGCCGCCTTCGAGGGACTGAACGCCGAGACGACGGCAATCGTATGCCGCGCCTTTGACCGATTCGCCCTCCACGTGCGCGAGGAAATGCGCCGTGGGGCACGTTTAGAAACCAACGAGTAGGAGCACTTCAGCGTGGCCGACCTTCAAGGCAAGACATGGAAGCGGTGGGTCGTTTTCTCGCCAGACGGGGAACCCCTGTTCCACACTATCTCGGGCACAAGCTTTTCGGCGCAAAAGCATTGCCCGCCTAAACGGGTCGAGCGCGGATATTCAGTCCGTACGATCGAAGTCAGAGAAACCAACGAGTAGGAGCACCAGCGTGCATCCAGCCAATGAGCTTCGGAACCTTCGTCGACGCGTCATGCGGGCGCGGAACTTCCCGGTTGGGACGTGCCCGGCATCGCGCCATCTCCACATCATGGCCGACGCGCTGTCGACTGGGAACAAGCGCTATTACCTGTTCGAGAAAGAGCCAGAGAATTGCGCCCGCTCTATCTATGCGGTGCTGGAGTCGCTTTGGAAGGCCAGGGCCGAACTCGCCAAGCTGAAGACCAACCAGTAGGAGCCCACCATGGCCCAATGCGCTAAGTGCGGATCGCCGAAGCTGACCGAGCAGCCATGCCCGAAGTGCGGCGCGGGGCGGAATAAGTAGGATAGACCTGTGACCTTCGGTATATTATACTTCCCGTACCCATAAGCCTGGAGTAGGGTGAGTGCCCGTCTCCAAGCGAGTCGTATATCTCAGCGGCCCGGAGGATGACTTTCTCGGGTGGGAGCCGCAGATGAAATTTCGGCTGACGTACTACGGACCGCTTCGTCCTACTAACCGAGATCCATTGCCAGAAAAGCAAGACCCGCTTTCCGTACATAAACAGACTATAAGACAGGAATTCCATAAACAATTGAAACAACTTTGGGCGACGAATAAATTTCTACGAGAACACAAGGTGCCTTATAATTTTGGAAAGAATTTTCCTTCAATCGCTAATTCTGGAGGTCTATGGGGCGACGACCCAAATACTCTTATCCCGATGCGGGATATAATAGCGAATTGGTATAAGTCACATAGCTTTAGCTTCATCCCGCTTGTCGTAGAAGACTTTGGCTTGCTATGTTCGTTGGACATACTTTTTCTGAGACGTGATACGCCCGGAAGCGCGCTTAGTGCCGGGGATATCGACAATCGCGTAAAAACAATTATTGATGCATTACGTTTCCCCAAACAGCCCAACGAATTTGTGGGCGCAAACAACCAGCAGATCATTCCTGGCGATGGAGAAACGCCGTTCTATGTCTTGTTAGAAGATGACAAACAGGTGAGCCACTTTTCAGTTGAAACTGACACGCTCCTTGATCCACCAACCGAGAATGACGCCGATCATCAACTAGCAAAAGTGATAATCACCGTAGAGTTACGGCCCTACGACGTTACCTTGTTCAATTTGAGCTATTCTTAGGCGGAACAGCCTTCGCAAACGCGCGCTCGAACGCCTCACCGGATTCATCCGCCTCTAGCTTTCTGGCGGTTTCGATGAAGCGTTCTTTCCGCGCTTTGGCCATTGCTTCCGCCGTCTCAGGCGTTTTCCTTTTTGGCATATAGCCTTCCTTTCCTCACGCCGTTTGTCCGATCCGGCGACGAGTTGTTTGATACGTCAGGCGCTTGCCGACGACGCCTTGCACCATGCGATCGGTGCGGGACACGTCATCAACGCCCAGGGCGATCCGGTTAGAGTGCCGGAAGTCGAACTCCCAAAGATAGCGCTTTAAATGGTGCTCGGATACGTGCTGGTAAACCCCGTTGATGCCGCGCTTGAGCACGCCGAAGTAGCCTTCCACGGTGTTCGTCGTGATCGGGCCGCGAGCGTACTCGCCGATGCTGTGATTGACGGTGGAGTGCTGGGCGAAGCTCTCGCCGATGAACTTGTAGGTCGGGGCTTGGTCGGTCATCAGATGGGTATCGGGATGAACGTTGCGGGAGATCACCTCCCACAGCTCGGGGGCAATTGCTTGCCACCGTCCGACATCGCCTCACGGATACGGTGAGCGAGAAACCACGCCGTCTTGAGTGTCACGCCAAGCGTTCGATGAAGCTGGTTAGCCGAGACGCCCTTCTTCGACGATGACATGAGAAACATCGCCTGGAGCCATACGCGAAGCTCAATGTGCGACGCCTCAAAGATCGTGCCGACTTTGACGGTGAAGGGCTTCCGGCACTGGTAGCACTTGTAGACGCCAACCCGCGTGCTTTTGCCTTCCAGCTTGCCGATACGATCAACGCCACCGCAATGCGGGCAGATCGGGCCGTTCGGCCAGACGCGAGCCTCTACGAACTCGTAGGCAGCGGCTTCATCGTGAAAGTGCTTGGCGTTGAGAACGGACTTGGACATCGGACGACTCCTTCAATGGAATCAATCCTATGCCTCGATCATGGGTACGTCAAGTATAATATGCCGGTGACCTTTATCAGCGCTCCGGTACCATTCATTATCGTTGGCAACCGGCGTGCGCTGACCGATGTACAGATCCATGAAGATCAGGCAGTGGCCGACTTCGTGAAAATCTTCTCGCTATCGTTTGAGCGCGATTATACTCGATCGATCTGGCTATTTATCGAGCCCACGGTCCCGGATGCGTAGCAGTGAGGTTGTAAGGAAACCAGCCAGCGCTCCGGGGGAAACGGCCAACCTTGCCGCCGTGACGACAAAAGGCCCGGACATCCTTTCGGAGCCGGGCCTTCGACCGGGATATCCCAATCCGTCGTCAGATTACGACGCGATGGCGACAACCTCAATAGACGTGAGGACTTGCGGCGCCTCGGAGACAACAACGTCCACCGATGCGCTGAAGCTGGTGCCCCCGACAACCACAGTCGCGGTGACGGTATCGGTACCAGCCGCAACCGCAGTGCCTTCAGCGGTCAAGCCGTCGCCAGAGACGGTGAAAGTCTCGATCGAGCCGTCCGTGGATGATTCGGTCCAGGTCGGCGCCGAATCCGGCGTCGGCGTAGTGACCATCGGGTTGCCATTCTGGTCTAGGTAATTGATGCTGAATTCAACGGTATGGCCTACGGTGACAGTTACACTCATTTTGAGTACTCCATTTGCGATGAGTTGAACGGATACGTTCCCGACACGCAGCCATGGGCCTCGTGGCGGGGGATGCGGATGGGGATGCGGCTTGCACCCGTCTATCAGGGCCTCAAGCCGCTTCCATCCATGCTGGCCGAGCTTCTTGATCAGCCGCTCGATATCGATCAGAAGCTCCAAGTCGTTCTCGAAGCTCACGATCCTGGCCTACTTGCTGAGCGCAGCGTTCAGCCGTGCCCGGTTTGAGGCGGCGATGGCGTTGGAGACGTTCTCCATGGCGTTGAACAGATTCACAACGTCATGATGAATGGCTTCCGTCTTGGGAATCTTCAGCCCTTCCGCAGCCACGTCGGCAAGCGCATTGAAGATGTTGGCGACGGCAGCGCCTTGAGCCTTGAGATCGTCGCTCTTGCCGGCAGAGATTCCGGCTTCTCCAGCGGCGCCCAAGGCAGCGATGGCAGTTGCGAAGGCGGTATGACCGCCATGAGTGGCATTCTTGACGGCGTTTTCGCAAGCCTTAACGGCATGAGCCTGTGCAACATCGATGGACATGATGAGTTCCTTTATGAAGGTTGATGAGAGGTGGATCATAGTTGGTGTTGGCGGTATCAGAATACCACGTTTGTAACGCTTTTTGCTCCAATTAACAAATCCCTCAGAGAGCAGGCAAAGTCCTATGGCGTCGTGGTGCTCGCGCTTGAATCCGCGCATTGCGAGGCCGATCAATTCAACCGGCTCGCCCTCGTTCTTCTGGTTTCCAACGAGTTGGAATTGATAGGGATCGCCAAGCTTCTTGTGGCCCTTCCCCACTCTGATGACGCCGACGCCGGGTCGTAACTGTTCCCAGGTTGCGTGCATCAGTGGCGCAGGAACAGAATGACGGCTGTTGCTGCCGCAAGCGTCGAAACGATCTGAACCAGCGCCGACATGCTCAGGCCTACGCCCTGAGATCGACCGGCAATCAGATCCAGCTGCTTGCTCAGCGCCGACAGCCTGAAGTCGGTCTGATCCTTGTCGGCAAAGTGCGCTTGTTGATCAATCATGGCCTGCCGAATCTCATTGGCCGCATCGGATCGTTTTTCAGCCGCAGCTTCAGCCTTAGAGATGGCCTTTTCTGATGCGGCCATGGCTGCCGCCGTTGCCTTCTCAGAAGCAGCCATCGCTGTTACGACAGCCTTCTCGACCGAATTAATTCGGCTGTCTAAGTGCTCCTTCAGCGATGCGAGATTCCAGATGCTCTCGGCCATGGCATCCCGCTAATGCAGACGTAAGACCGGGCCGATTTCACCGGCCATGTTCAGAATATAGATCAGAACGATAAGTCCGATCACCAGATAGGCAACGAGAGGAAATGGTTCCGGCAAGGGGACAGCCCTGACGATGGCAACCAGGATGATCACGACGACGAGCAGAATGAGTAAGGTGATGATGAGCGACATGTTGCTCTCCTGTTAGGACGGCACGATGATTCGTGCTGTCCCGTGAATCAGATTCGCGATGGTGTCTGATTCATCGTAATGGATATCGCCTTGCGGAATGACATCATGTCCGGCCCAGCGATAGCCGTCGCCATAACAGCCCGTTACCGGGAAGCCGTTTACCCTGAGACGCCAGGCCATATCCCTCAGAGCCTGCTGCGATCGCAGGGGAATATCGCCCTCGATATAGATCGCTTCCAGAAGCTCAGTGGATGGCAGGAATCCGGACGGAGATGATCGCAGGGCGTTCAACATTCTGCTGCATAAGGGCCACAGGCGTGACGATGCCGGTGTCGTAATCAGGCCATCTATTGCTGTGATGGCGTCCATGCTTATGGCCCAAACTTGTTCATGCTCATCAGAAGATCCATCGCGATCGGCCCGCATGCGTTCGTCAGTGCGGTTTTCGCTTGTTCAAAATCGCGCCGCTTCTGCAGCAGCATGACGAGGCCGTGAGCCTCATAGGCCGGATCTCCGAAACGCTGTGCCAATGGCAGGAGCGTTGCGTAACAGTTCAGCGCAATCAGATCATTTGACGCTCGCGCTGCATCCTGCGCCTGTTGAATGTCGGCGACGGCGAATGTTCCGACCTTCTGGTCAAGACCGTTACAGCCAGTAAGGAAAAGGGCTGTCGTAACGAGCGCCCCGAAAGTGTAAAATCTGCTCATGTTGACGGGTTCCTGACATCATGGGGCGTGAGGAACGTAACAATCCAGACAACAGCGCCCACACAGAGCGTGCTGACCACGTCCGCCATGTTCTCATCGATAAACCAAGGCCATGCGTGTTCAATGATTCGAGTGGCGATCTTTGCAACTGCGCCTCCGATGACAGCCGCTGAAACCGCTGCCGTTGCCTTAGATGTCCCTGGTGTCGGATCGCTCACGATTATCCCTCTTTCTATGACCGTATCGTTTCGACGATCTTGACTTTCAGCGCATCCAATCCGTACGGCTTTTCAATCATCCCGTTTGCGCCGGCCCTTAGTGCCTGGATGATCACTCTGCGAGATTCCCCGCTTGCCGCCAGGATCGGAACATCACCATAGGGTTCCGGAAGCTCCCGGATTTGCTTGATCAGATCGACGCCGCTCATGTCCGGAAGACGGAGATCAACGATCGCCAAGCGCAATCTACGTGTTGAAGCAATAGCGAGCGCATCGCGACCCAACCCGGCGATTGAGAATCCGACGCCCAACTGATCGCATATGTCTCCAATGTGCGAGGCGATCATCTCAACGTCTTCAACAATGAGGATCATTTGCCCTTCAACTCTTCGTGAATCCAATCTTTGAGCTTGTCGAACTTGTCGACCAACGCATCGAGCTTTTCTTCAAAGCGCTCAAGAACATCGGATTTCGTATAGTTGTCGCTAACGTGAAGACGAAAGACAGTCAGATCATTGGCCAACCTGTTCTGATCCGCCTCAACGGCTGCGATTCTGCCGTCGATTTCTTCCCTCATTTCCTTTCGTAGCGTTTCGCGATCCCGCGCTAGCGTCCACACCCATCCGACCACCATTCCACCAGCAGCTGTGACTGCTGCAATCGCCGTCCATGGGCTCGTCAGATCCATCACTAGCCTCTGATACTCTCATTGTGCTCGCAGGATGCCTCATCTAAGGTCTCCCCGCCCTCGGGGCAGGCGGGATGGTTGCGCGTGACCATAGCGAGATACCCTCTCGTTGCTCTCGGCGTTTCCAGCGCCAAGGCCCCGCCGAAACAGGGACTTGATTGTCGGTACTATGTTACCACTCAAGCTTGTAAACGCTAGAGAATATTGGTTAATTTACTACGAGAACACCGCCGACGTACGGTTGCCAGATCCGTCCACCGTCCACACCATGCGGGTGGTTGAGACGCCACCGCCCTTGAAGGTGATCGTCGTGCCGCCTGCTCCCGAGAGCGCGCCGCCGATGGCCGAGAACTGGTACCGCATGGCGAGCCGTGGCGTCATACTCGTCTCGATCGCATCGGCCCTATCAAGGTAGGCATCGGCGATGGCATTTCGTTCCGTCGTGCTGAGCGTGCCAAGCAGATTGCCGCCGATGTTGCCGGTGACTGAGCCAACTGCACCTGAAACCGCCGCAATCGTTCCCGCCGTCAGATTTGTGGTGTTGGCGATCGTGCCGCTGGGGAATGTTGCAGCGAGGAATCCAGTCGGCTGGGTATAGGTCGCCATCCGCGACGTAATCGCCGCATCGATCCGCGAAAGTCCAAGTGATACAGCGTCGTTCGGATCGTAGGCGACAACCTGAAGTTCGATCGCCACGTCCATCATGTTGGTAGCTCCCCCCAGGGAGAGCGTCACCGGACCAAGGGCGGTAAAGCAGGCATTCGGAATGCCGATCTGATACCAGCCAGGCCTCACTCCAGTGATCGCTGCAAAGCCGCCGCTGGTGAAGGTTCCAACCGTAAGAGCGGCCAGGGAACCAGTCGATCCCACCTGAGTTCCCGCGCTATCGGCTTGGCGATGATAGAACATCTGCAAGCCGCCGCTCGAGTTAGTCAGGCCCGCAAGACCAGAGCCGTCTGTCTTTGTCGAATCCTGAATGAAGATATCCTTCAGGAACGAAGTCTTATTGAGCACCACATCCATATCAAGACCTCATTGAATTCGATTGGTGCGGAGACCGCCCAAGCCGCTTAGTTGCGGAACGCTGGGCTTTGCCAAGCCAGCGGGCGCGTCGAGATAGATTTCATTGGCAATCGTCACGAACTGCGTATTCGTGTAGAGCGGGCGCACATAGCTGACATTGTTGTTCGTCGCGCCATCGAAGGAATTGTTTCCGGTGGATGCGTTGATCACTGCCGCGCCGCGCAAACCAGCGACCTCGAAAAATGGAGAGATTCCGCGAACAGCGCAGATCACCAGGATCGTGGCGAAGCTCTGCCGTCCTGTCGAATAACCGAACAGGTCATAGGCATATTTGACCGGGTTTACGAGCGGATCGCCGCTCGCTGGCGGATGGGCGTTCGGAGGACCAGTCACAACATTCGACTGTGAACCATCCGTGCCATATATGATCTCAGGGCCGACGATCACGATCTCGACACCTGGACATGATGCAGCCATCGTGGCGAAGAAATCATGCGCCGCCTGGCTTGCGATTCCGCTTGCCGTCGTGCTGGCTGGGTCGAAGTTGAAATCGACATGCGCCGACGAGGAAGGCCAGTTGCCGCCGAGGTAGTAGATCCGGGCAACCTTCTGGTTCATCAACTGAATGCCGGTCTTGAGGATACCGTCTCCACCGGCATTCGAGGCCGAGTTCAGGAAGTCATTCCAGGACATGAGCGGCGAATTCGAGATTCCGATGACCGTGCCATCTGCGCAGGCATTCAGGCTTGCTCGTGACTGCCCCACATCATCCAACGGATAGAGCGTGGCATTGCCGCGTCCGGTATCTG